AGCCCCTGAGGCGCGATGCCCTTACTGAGAGCTGGCCTGCCCACCGGGCGGATTCGAACCACCAGCGCCGGATGCCTTACTGCGCCGTCCTGGCGCCCCCAGCCATGGCGCCGCGAGGACCGTATTCTACCTCACATGCGCACCGCCTTGCACAACCGCTCGAAGCTCGTCTGTGCCAGCTCGATCGGCAGCCTCGCCGCGCCAGGCGGTACCTCCTCCGGCTGCCGGGAGACCATCACCGCATACCGCAGGATCGTCGCGATGAGGTAGCAGCCGGCCATCCCGAAGTGGGAGTTGTCGTCGTGCCGCGGCTTCACCCGCTCAAGGTTCAGCCCTTCGAGCGAGATCCCGTCGTCCACATCCCGCTTCCACTCCCGCAGCGCCTTGACGAAGCCTCGACAGCGCCGGTGCACCATCAGCAGCCCCATGTCGAGCAGGCGCTGGACATCACGAATCGTCCACTCCCGACCCTCTTCGCTGTTGAACCAGACCGGCAGACAGACGAGCGGGATCCCGGCCGCCCGGAGGTTCGACTGCCAGCTCTCCATGTTCGACTCCCGGCTGATGCCGGTCGGGTCGCCGCCGTCCAGGCGCGTGTTCCCGTAGCCGTTCCGCTGGTGCTGGTTCCAGACGTCTGCCGCGGCGCCTGTCCACTCCCGGCTGTGCCAGGAGAGCTCATCGTCGAGCCAGACCTTCGGGGGCCGCTTGCTGCCTTTGGGCGCCAGCTCGAGGAGGGCGTGCAGGCGCACCAGGAGCGAGGGACCGGTGCCGAAGTCCCAGCCGCCGATGCCGATGTGCTTGCGGCGGGTCTCGGCGGCGATCGACTTCCAACGGGGGTCTTCTTCGTCGTAGAGGCAGCTGGCCCACGCTGCGCGCGGAGCGTTCTCCTCGAGGCTGCCGGGAACGGTCCAGATCGGGAAGCCTGGCACTACCTCCTGGCTGTTCCAGTTCCCCTCGAGCAGCCGTTCGCCCTCGACGGGGTCCTGCAGCAGCAGATTTCCGGCGTAGCCAGGGTCTCTCTGCACCAGCGCGGGATTGTCCTCGAGCTTCGCCGGGATGAAGGTCACGCTCTTGGGCGGTCCCTTCCACGCCAGGTCTGGATTGGCTGCCGCCGCCTCATCGGCGGTGTCGTACCAGCACAGCACCTTTTTACGCCGGTAGAGCCACCGAATGACGCCGCTGCGCTCCGGGATCGGCAAGCCAGTCTCGAGGTCGATCCACCAGGCGATGAGCTTCTTGACCCAGGAGCGGCTATCCGGGTTGACGGTGGCGCGGCAGTAGGGCTTGATGCCGCAGACGGAGCGGTTGCGGGAGAGGAGATACCACCAGGTAGCCTCCGCGCGGGCTTCTTCCGCCTCGCGAGTCTTGCCGGCGCCGCGGCCAACGAGGGTGAGCTCGTCGTAGCCGAGATAGCAGATCTGCGCGCCCTGGTGCTCGTAGCGCTCCTTGGCGTGATTCAGGTGGCCAAAGCTGATGGTGTTCCTGTAGGGCGCGAAGGTGAAGCTCAGCTCATCCTCTCGGGGACGGCCGCCGAGCGGGATGTAGAGCCCGCAGGCCTCGTCCCACAGGGCGCCTTCCTCGGTGATCTGGGTCGAGGTCTGGCGGAAGATCTTGCCGCCGAAGCCAGGGATGGTGAAGACGTGGCGCAGGGGCTCGAGGAGCAGCCCGTAGGACTTGCCGCCGCCGGCAGCACCACCGTAGATGCAGATGTCGGCCGGCGTGGATAGAAAGCGCTCCTGTGGTCCTGGGTGGGGTCTGATGCGGGGGCGGTCTACGGCGGCGATCACCCGCCGATTCTACGCTGCTGCGCCTCCACGGCGACAACCGCGCGCAGTAATCCCTTGTCGTCGATGACCATCCACCAGCCGCCGCGGGTGTGCTGGCTCCATCCCTTCGGCATGCGCATCGTCATCTCCTCTCGCTCGTCTGAGCGTCCACGCTGACCCTGCGCCGCTGGCCTGGCGCAGGGCTGGCGAAGGCGATCAGGCGGCTAGACCCGGTAGAGACCAGGGTTGTCTCCGTCAAGGTAATCCGGCCACTCCACGCCCGGGCAGGCCGCCGACAGGTTGGCGGCAAGCTGGTCGAGGTCGGCGCCGTCCTCGATCGGCTCGGCATCCGGCGCCGCGGCGTAGAGCAGCCGGAGGCGACCATCTGCCGACCGGGTGAGGATCGCGGGGAGCGGATTGCCGCTCGGGGTGAGGAGGGTCGTAGGCTGCTCGGTCATCGCTCTCTCCTTGGCCTCGCGGCCGGTTGACTGTGGCTATCGTAGCGAACCGGAGAGCCCGAGTCTGTAGGACAAGCGCTCGACTTTGTGAAAGGAAATCACCTACAAATGCAGGGGTTGCTACGCTGCTCTCTTGCCGCAAGTACCACACACCAGCTCAGCCGTGGCCCTGCCGATCAGCGGCACCTTCGCCGCGGCGGCCACCAGCTCCGACACGCCGCCAGCCGCAGCGCCGATGCCGTACCGCCTCACCACCCCAGCGAACTCCTCCGCATCGTGCCCCAGGATGCGGAAGACGGGCCGCTCGTCGCGGGTGAAGCGCGGCGCGCCGTACTCATCGACCGCCTGCGCGCAGTGATACAGCTCGTGCTCGCAGCCAGCGCACCAGGTCAGATCATCCGTGACCATCGCCAAGGTGGCGTCGATCGTGATGATGAAGTCCGGCAGCTCGCCGTCGAACTCCGGGAACCATTCGCGCATCTGCTGCCGCCAGCGCGCCCGCTGCCACTTGCCGACTCCTGGCGGCGGCATCGGCTTCTCGGCTGTACCCCAGACGCGGCGCCCCTTGGTGACGTTCTCGGCGTTGGTCCAGAGGGCGCCGAGTCGCGCATCCGCAAGGTGCTCGTGGTCCAAATTGCAGAGCGACGACGGCAGCACAAAGGTTGCTCGCAGCCACTCGACCAGCTCGGGCGCCGGCAGAAAGGTCGGCGGCGTGTTCTCGTCCTCGAGCAGAGGCGATGGGAGAGGACGGGGCGAGAGGATCACGCGACCATTCCGTAGGCGATACCCGCGACGTACCGACGATCAACAAGCGGTCCGCTTGCGGCGGTGCACTTAGCGCAGCGGTCGCGCATGTCCTCATCGCTGACATCGGAACAGGGGACGGCAATCCAGGAAGAGCCTTTCTGCAGAACCGGGAAGAACCGACCGCAGGTATCACACTGCGGCGCCGGCCATTTCACTTCTCATCCCTCCCGTTCGCCGGCAACTCCACGACTGGCTGATACGTGGTCACCAGCGGGCCGCCGCCGGCTCCGGTCAGCTCCCGCCGGTTGGTGAGGACGCCGCCGCTCTCCTCGGCCGCCTGGCGGAGGAGCTGCGCGGCCAGGCCGTAGCGCTTCGAGGCCATCGCCGCCTGCACGCCGATAGTGAGCTGCCGCATGCGGTACGCCTTGTGGTTGACGGCGATCGAGTCGACATCGGCGAGAAACTTCGCCCGCTCCTCCGCGAACAGCTCCCGCCACTTCCGGGCCAACGCCTCGCGGTTGCCGGGTACGTATTCCCATGCCTGCTGCGGCGTGATCGTGATGCCGTAGACCTCGCCGACTCGCTTCGCCGCCTCCGAGGGCGTCTCGAAGCGCGCAAGCTCTTGAATCAGCATGACCTTCTGCTCGTGGGTGAGGTTCACGGTGACCCGCTAGACGCGTCGGTGCTGTTCGTGGTCGTTGACTCGCCGTTGGTCGCCATGATAGCCGTGCGCGCGCCTGCCTGCGCGGGGTAGTACTCTACCCCTCCCTCCCAGGAATAGAGTCCGCATTGCCCACGCTCGCGGGAGGGCGCCCACCGTGGAGGAGCAGCTGCGCCGCCGTCCGCGCTCTCTCGGTCGGACCGTGGAAGCTGAAGCGCGACCAGCCGGCGATCGGGAGGATGCTGCCGCGCCGAGTCAGCGAGAGGCGCGCCTCGCCGATCTGGATGGCGGAATGAGTGCGACCGCGCTGATAGCCATAGCCCCAGCCCATCGCATCGAGCAGCTTTCCAGGATCGAGGCCGACCTCTGGCGAGAAGATCATGCCGTCCTCCGTTGCCAGCGGGTGAATCCGAGCGCCGCCAGGACGGCGAGAGCGCCGCCCATCAGGCCTCGCTTGGGCGACGCCGCTACCTGCACCCGCTGCACCTCAAGCGTCGGCAGGAAGGATGAGAAGGCCGGCGGATTGCCGGTCTGGATGCCGCGTCCGCGACGGCACTGCGTCTCGACGTTGCCGCCTGCGCGGCGCCGCATCTTCGAGGGGAGGAAGGGACCGTAAGTGCGGCTCACGCCACCACCACCACGCCGTCCACCAGCAAGAACCCCGTCTTGCCCTGCACCTGCCAGCTCTTGACCGCGCCGCTCGCGATGTCCGTCAGCACCAACGTGATCGCCGCCGGCGTCAGCCCCCCGATCCACAGCTTGCCGGCGTCGTCGACCAGGACCGACACCAACGGCTTGTGGACGCCGGGACCCCAGAAGCCGGCGCCCGAGGCGATGACGCCGTTCGCGTCGTCCTCGCGCCGCCAGACGATGATGCCGGCGCCGGTTGCATCCCGCCAGCGACCAGAGAGGTTCTGGGGCTGCGGGATGTACGGAGGCGCCGTGTGCAGGCCGAGCGGCAGCGCCTGGTCGAGGACGTTGGGCGTGCCGGGGTGCACGGCCTGCGGAGCCGTGTTGAGGGCGGCGTAGGTCAGCGCCTCCGCCTTCGCGTCGGCGAGGTCCTGCGCGGCGAGCTCGGCCGAACTCTTGCCTGGATCGGATACCGGCGCCGAGAGCTGCCGCGGGTGCCAGGTACCGTCCGAGAGCACGAAGGGCGAGACGTAGACGCCGGCCGCGCTGGTGGCCGCGGTGACGAAGCTCGCGAAGCTGCCCCACTGCGCCCAGCCGGAGGCGCAGAAGTCGATCCACTCCTGAGCGCTCGTGCTGACCGTGATCGGGGCGCCGGTCGGGTTCCCGGCCCGCCTGTTGCCCTGGCGACACTTGAGCATGTCCCGAAAGTCCTGCAGGGTCCAGACGTAGCCGTCCGGGAGGGCGTCGAAGTAGCCGCCAAAGCCGCCGGTGTGGTGCACCATGCCGGGGACGAAGATCTTGTCTTCGTCGGTCCCGCCGGCGCACGAGTAGCGGAAGCTCGGCTGGTTGGGCACGGGCGGCCGCCCGGCGCCGATGCCGTACCTCTGGACGTCGGCTTCCGCGAGGATGCTCGCGACCGTCAGCGCGGGCAGACCGGCGAGGCTCGCGAGGTCGGGCGGCATCGCGCTCGGGTTGAGGGTCCCCTGCCACCAGACGAAGCCGGGCGCGAGGCCGCCCGGACCGCTGTTCGCCGGGATCGGCGAGCCGTCGTGCTCGAGGTAGTCGGCCCACTCGGTGATGGCATCGCCCTGCTGGATGTAGACATCGGCGGCACTCTTGGCGGTCTGCATTCAGGGTTCCTTTCGTGCCGGCTGGTTGCCGGCGAGTTCGAGCGGCCTGCGGAGAGAGGCGGCGATCTCGTTCAACCGGTCAGCTATGCGCCAACGGTCAGCCTCGCAGACCCGAAGGCGTAGCGCTCTCGCGAGGCTATCAAGGCTCATGGCGTAATCTGCTAGATCAAGAGGCTTCACCTCCCGCCCTCCCGCTTCAGGTGATGCCCCGCCCGCTTCCCGCCGCGCACAAGGTGGTGGCCGGGGCCCTGCGCCTTTTTCGGCTTCTTGGGCTTCGGGGTGGGGTGCTTCGTGGACCAAGTCATCAGGCTGGCCTTCTCGTGGTGAGCGTTCCCATGGGAGTTCTCCGCATTGCGACGACAACCTGTTCGATGAGCGCACGTGCATGCTCGGCCGGCAAGCTCGTCGAGACGGCTACGTGCTGATTATCGGACTGAATGAAGACCAGCACGTAACCATTGGGGCAGGCGCCCTCCAGTGCTTCGCAGGCGTCCCGCACTTCAGCCACCTTCGAGCCTCCCGACAACGCGCGCTCAGGCGCCAGTGGCTCGCTCATCGCCCGCTCCCGAGCGGCGAGCTACCAAGCCCGCGGCGGCGCCTGATCCGCTCGACCGCAACCGGCGCCGCATCGGCATCCGGCTCGCTCACGGCCGCGCTGAGAAGTGGGCCACCACCGCCGTGGCGCAGGCAATGCGTCTGGCCCTTGCGCGTGGGCTCGAAGATGCCGGAGCCTGGACAGTCGGGGCAGGAAGGAAGGCCGGCGGCTGGCGGCCTGGTGTCGTCAAGGTGGCGAGCGTGGAAGAAGGCGACGCTCACGGTTTGGCCTCAAGCTTGGCGATCAGGGCGAGCCAGCGCACCAGCTCCGCCGGGTTGTCCACCGCGCCGTAGGGGCCGGCGTTGGCGACTGTCATCAGCGCCCATGAATGGGGTTTGTTGAAGAGAAACTGCGTCCGCAAGATCAGCGGGCATCCCGTGACTTTCTCGCCCCAGGGTCGCAGCTCGATGTAGTGAACGCCGCTCCCTGGCGCCCCTTGCTGCGCGAAGTTGGCGATCGGCACGAAGCCTGCCGCCTTCAGCAGCTCACGGACCTGATCCAGCTCCGCGAGGCCGCCGATGATGCGCTGCTCCTTCGCGGTGATCTCCTCGGCGCTCACCGCCCATCGCTCGATCACGCCCTGCGAGTCCCCGGCCTCATGGAAGTCGGCACCAAGCTGCGGGCTCGGCGGCTGCTCGTGGCCCTTGAAGCGGCGGCAGAGGGCGCCGGTGCGCGGACCTCGCTTGCCGCAGGCTTCGGACTTGGCGATGGCTGCGAGGGCGGGGCTTTTGACTGGCGGCTCGACAATCTCCGCGGTGAAGAATCGGCTCGTCTTGCCGGTGACAGGCTGCACGCTCGCGCCATCGAAACCGATTTCGCTCCCGAGTGCTGCCCATGCGTCGTTCGCGTTCTCTTGTTGGCTGCGAAACATCGGCTGACCACCAGAGAGGTACATCGCCGGAACCGGCTTGCAGGCGTCCAGCAGCTTCGCGTGCTGCTGCTCCGTCAACTCGAATTCCCGGCGGCTCATCGCGCACCGTCCTGGTTGCAGTCAGGACACGCGATGGTCTGCGTCGCCCAAGGCTCGCGGTACGCCTGCCCTGCCGAGTTGCGCTGCTGGACCTCGATCTCGCCGGTGTCCTCACAGGTGAGGCAGGAGAAGGGCAAGTCGTCGGGATCTTCGGGCGGCAACTCGGGGTCGCGGGGCTGCTCCTCATCGGGCGGCCAGGGCATCGCGTGGAACGGGTCGCGGCAGATGTGTACCTCGCCTTCGTGCTGAACGGCGGGGTGGAGATGCGGTCGCGGCGAGCCGCAGGTGCGACAAGCCTCTGGTGGCTTCGCCAACGCCCGTTCCGTGGCCTGCATCGCGATCTCGAAGCTCCGGCGCTGAAGCTCGGCGGTGGCGGGGGTCATTGGCGCACCGCCTTCGGGAGGCGAATCGGATCGATCGCGTGGGGCGGCAGCTTCTCGGCGAACGCGTACTTGCCGGGCTCGTGATGGCAGGAGAGCGTCCGCACTTCCTCGAAGGCGGCGGGTTGCGTTGGGCTCGTCCACCAGCCGAGCTTCCAGCGGCGCACCTTGCGCGCGCTCTTCAGCGACCAGCAGGGACCGGCGGCGGCGCCACGGTGGTTGTAGAAGTCATCGGTACAGCCGCGGCAGAGCTTCAGCTTCTCCGCGACCGTGCTACTCTTGCTCTCGCTCATGAAGTCACTCCTTCGTGGGCAGCGGCCCTTGCGGCGTTCCCGACGCTTCAGGGGCCAGTTTCTTTTTGGTCTGGCCGCGGCGTCGCAGCCCGTTCTCTCGGCGAGCCCTGATCTGCTCGGGAGTGTGCCGGCTGCCACCGCGGCGGCCAAGCTCGGCCATCACTTCCCGGAGCTGTTCTGGACTGACCATGGAGGGATGATAGGCGAGTGCAAGCGGCTTGTCAAGCCCCATCTTCAGGCCGGCGGAACGGACTCGGCATTCCCTGCGCCAGGTACTCCCGCTCAAGGCTCTGCTCGGCCGGAGTGAGCCGCAACGTTCCCTGTTTGCCATTCCCGCCATGGCCGTTCCCCTGCGGCTCCGGGATGCCCTGGTAGCCGTTGGCGATGGCGAGCTTGATTCGCTCGACGGCGACGGCAGGCCCCCAGAATTTTAATCGCTCGAACTGTTGACGCATCCCTTCGTCGGTGTACGGTTTGATCCTGCGGCGCCGACGCTCAGCAAGAAAGTTCGACCAGGCATCCACGAAGCCTGGGGTGTCCAGCTCGGGAGGAATGCTGGGCGGTGCGCTCACCCCCTTCGCCGCGCGAGCGGCGACGGTGGGGGGCGGGGGAAAGGGGGTGGAGGGCTCCTGCTCCTTCTTCTGTTCCTGCTCCTGCTCCTCGCGCGCGCGGGGAAGATCCCCCTTCGATACCCTATCTGATACCCTATCGTCTAGGAAGCGCGCTACCGAAGGGTAGACGCTAAGGAACTTACTGATAAGAAAGGAGTTGTGCAGCGTTCCAAGTTGGGTCGCAGCGGCCCTCTCGTTCTTCTCTCCGCGGCCTTGGTGTCGAAGCATGCTCCGTACGAAGACGACCAGGCATTTCGAGTCGAACCAAGCCAGTTCTGCCTTGGATAGGGTATCCCATAGGGTATCCACGACGCGCAGCGGCAGCCCCGTCTCGGCGGCGGCAGTCACCGGGAGGAGGTAGTAGATCCCCGAGACGTGGGTGTGCCGGTTGGTGAAGAGGTAGAAGAAGAGGAGCTTCGCCTGCGGTGAAAGCGGCCTGACCTCGGGGTCATCCCAGGCCCCGGTCTCCACAGTCCGATACACGCGCACCCGCCTTTCTGACAGGACCGCTGAAAACCCCGCTCCCCGTGCCGGCCGGGAGGCCGCCAGGCTGCGACCGACGCCAGGGAGCGGAAGGAAAGCCTTGTCCGGGGTGCTGGCGGCCTCCTCCGGTACATCGAAACTTACCCTGATTCTACGCCCTCCCGAGCGCCCCGTCAACCGCCGCCAGGGCCTCCGCGATCGAGGGGAACGTCCCGAGATGGAGCCGTCGCCCGCCAAGGCTCACCCGCGCCTGGTAGCCCTTCCCGGAGCCGTCGCCGCGGTTGGGCTGGACGCCAGGCGGGAGGCGCCGGCGGGAACGCCTGCCGCGGCGCTTGCGGGCCATGTCCGCCATGTTCTGCGCGTGGGTCCCGGCGCGGAGATGGCCCAGCTCGACGCAGGGGCGGCAGTCGCAGGTATGCCGGAGTTCGGGCCGCTTCTTGGTGATCCTGCGGCCGGCGAGCTTCCAGGCGAAGCGATGCGCGACCTCTCGCCGACCGCCTGGATGCCGGACCTCGCCGTACCCCCCCCCACAGCGCGCGCCGCAGTAGATGAGACAGCCCGTCTTCGGATCGCGCCGGCAGCGAGCGAAGAAGGCGGCGGGGGTCACGGTCGCGGAGGCGTCCTCCTTGCGCCTCCCGGATCCCAATCGTGATGCGCGCCGCAGAGAGCTTTCCAGGGTAGGTACGGCCCGGAGATCTCGAGGAAGTGAATCCTCTGTCCATGCACCACCCGGAACGGCGCTAGGCCAAGATCGGCGTAGAGCCTGCCGGTGTAGAAATCTTTCACCATGGAGGCAGGCGCCTCGCTGCGACTGCGCAGCGCTTGCAGGGTTGACAGGCTTCAGTAAACAAGCGCGCCGAGAGCGTCACCTCGATTCCGCAGAGCGAACGCCTCTCGGTCCGCACAGAATTGGCCGGCCAGTCGTCGCGTACGGCGTGCTGCTTTCCGAGCGTCTTATCGCTCGCGCGGAGGACGAAGCCAAGCAGGAGCCTCACGGCGGGAGTCCTTGCGCGGCTCGCGCCTGTACCTCCGCCTCTTCTCGGCAGTGCGGGCAGAAAGCACCGAAGCGCGCCGGGCGGTAGGGATTCGCGAGGAGAACGTGTCCACACTCGAGCGTCAGCAGCTCAGTCGCCTTTCGGCGCCAGATCCGCCGGTATGGACCGGGGCATTTCATAGCAAGCTCCCCTGACTCCCCGGCGCCGGTTCCTGCGGCGAGATCCCGCGCGGCACGCCGGCCTTCTCCTCGTTCTGGGCCATGGCCTGCCGGTGCGCTTCCGCCTGGTCATCGCTCTCTTGGCGCGCCCGCTGAAGGAGCGCGAGGCCGTGCTCGAGCTTTTCGCGCGGGAGGGCCTGGGCTTCCTTCCAAGTGGAAACCTCGAAAGCCGCGGCCATCGCGTCCTTCTTCGCCTTCTGGCTCGGGAGTACGGCCAGTAACGCGCCGGCCTTCTCTAGGAGGTCGTCCATGGACAACTCGAAAGGCTCTTCCGGCGGCGCATCGCCCTCCGCCGCGAAGGCGTCGAGCCTGGTCAGCGGCGCCGGCTGCGGTGCGCTGCCGTCGATCGCCGGAAGCTGCTCGATCACCAGGTCTCCCTGCGCGTCGATGTGTCCATGGCGCCCGAGATCGTGAGCATCCGAAAGGGCGATGGCCTTCTGGACGTCGAGCGGCAGATAGTTAGAGATCCGCCGGATCCCGGTCTTGCGGGCCATCTGCGGATAGTCGGTGTGCCATGGGTTCTCTTTGATCTTCGCCGCCTTGTACGCCTGCCATCCCTGGCTCCTGTCGCGGATCGCATCGACCTCACGCCGCAGCATCACCTCGAAGTAGGGAGGGCCGCCGCGCTTGAACCACGCGAGCGCGTAGACGTGGGTGATCTCGCCGCGGTCCTCGGCCTCGCTCGGCTTGTGAAAGAGCCTCTCGTTGACGCCGTACTCGTACTCGAATTCATCCGCGGCATAGACGATGTTGGCAAAAACCTTGGTCACTTCACCGCTGTTGACGGCGAGGTCGATCAGGCCCTTATAACCCGCGATGAACTGCACCTTGTCGCGGAACGGCACCAGGTAGGCGCGGCCGAGAATCGGCTCTAGGCCAAGCTGCGCGCAGGTCATGATCGCGGCGAAGAGGCTCTGCCGGTCGCACTCCAAGAGCTTCGGAGACTGCTGCACCGATGTCATCACCAGCCGCACCAGGCGCTCGGGTGTGAGGTGCCGCGGCAGAGCAGCGCGGAGCTGCTGCGTCATCGCCGGCGTCGTCAGGACCGCCCGCACGGAATCGGCCTGCGCTCGGATGGCGAGAGCTCGCCCTTCAACTGCCGTTCTCGGTTGCGTCGGTTCCGTTGCCATACTCCACTCCCCTAAGGGTCAACACCCTGAAGCTGCGATAGCCTGCGCGCTCGCTGGCCGCGACTGGTCCGCCGGGCACCTCGGAGGCGCAGACTTTGAATCCATCGGTGATCGCGGTCTCGGTGTCGCGGATGTGCTCCAAGATCCGCGCCTTGGCCGCGCCCTTCTTCGCTTTCGTCGCCTTCTCGTCGAGCTGCGCCTGCGCGTAGTCGGCGCACAGCGCAGCGAGCTGCTTGTCACCGCGGAAGTCGCGGATGCTCCCCTCCGTCGCCGTCCCGTAGAGCTGCGCGACCGTGAGATAGTCGCGCTCGAAGTCGGGCTCTGGCGCGGTGCCGGCCTGGACGCTCTGCCAGAAGCGCGAGACCTCGATCTCGATGCGCTTGATGGCGCCGGCGTGGCGATGGTAGGTCAGCACGAGCGGCGTGTTGCCGCCGACGAGAACGCCGAGCGCCGCCCAGGTGCGCCGCGGCAGGCAGGCGAGCTGATGCTGCACCTGAAGCTCGAAGTGCAGCGGCGCCGCGCCATCCGGCCAGCGGTGATAGACCATGCGGTCGACGTTCTTGATCTCCAGCAGGCCGGAGAACGCCGGCACGGCTTGGCTCTCGCTCACCTCGAAGTCGGGCGAGCAGCCCATACCGATCAGCCAGGGATGCGGACAGTAGCGGCGCACCTTTCGCACGGCCCATCCCTGCTCGCGGGCGATGGCTTTGGCGATGACGGGCTCAAGGAGATCGCCCCAGGGCGCCCACTTGCCGCCCTGCGCCTCCGGCAGATTCCCGGCCTTGCGGTGCCACAGCTCGAAGCGGGAGAGGTGCGGATGGCAGTTGAAGAGAGCCGCGACCTCGGAGGCGCCGATGGCATTTGCGCGCGCGGCGGCTTGCTGCTCAGAGAGAGGCACGCGCAAACTCCACGAGGCGCCGGCACTCGGGGTCAGCGCAGACCGCGATGCCGGCTCCCTGCATGACCTTCTGGCCGGCGACGACGCTCTCTCGCGGCATGCCGCTGCTGAGAATGGTTTGAGAGGTGGACTTGCAGACGAAACAGCCGCCGTGCTTCATGGTTCGCTCTCCTTTCGATTCGCGTGCGGGATGTCGTCGTAGAAGCCGGTGGTGGTCATCCTGGCACTTCCACGATCGCGTGGGATCGGCAGGACGGACAGACCCGGAGGCCATTGGTGAGCGACCAGAGCGGTGCTGTGTAGTGGCAATCGACGCAACGACCGGTAGCGACCTGCCGATCGCTAGAAGCGGGCGGCCTGCTCAGCCCGCGGACCTCGCTGAAGATCACCTCAGCGGCAAGCGCGGTCTCGGCCTTGGACCAGTCGAAGCACCCGGCAAGGCGGTCCGCTGCCCGCCGGCAGTCCTGGCGCGCGAGGTCCGCGAAGGCCTGCGCGAGGACATCGCCGACTTCCTGATCGGCCTCCTTGCGGATCTCGACCAGCTCTTCGGAATCGCGCTTCCAGGCGCGGACGCGCTCCAAGACCAGCCGCCCGAATTCATCCTGAGTGGCGACCGCAGGAGCTTCGTCGAGCAGCTCAAAAATCTGGCGGAATGAAGCGGCGAAAGCTTCCTCGATGGACTGCGGCGACTTGGCGCCGAAGTGCGCATTCCACGCCTCGACCAGGAGGGCTGCGAGGTCGGCATTCCCGTCGCCGTAGGGCGGGGAGGACAGGCAGACGATCACCGGCCGGCTCTCGGGGAGGTCCTTTAAGGGACCGAGGTAGAAGGGTCCGTTGAGGTCCGCAGCAGCCCACGGCGCCGGCCATCTCTTCAGCAGCTCTTCTCTTCTTGCGGGGTCCATCAGGCGCCCTCCTTGTTTATGCGCGGCCGCGGCGCCGTTCGTTCCAGATGGTCGCGGAGGAGCGACCGCATCATCTCCGCGAGACTGGTGAAGCCTCCGGCCTTGCGGGCCTTCTCCGCATCCGCAGCGAGCGGCCCCAGGTCGATTGTCTTCCTGCCGGTGCTTGGTTTCGCCATGGAATCGTAGTTCCTTTCGCGGAGAGTCTACAGCAGGTCGGTGGCGAGTTGCAAGCAGGGGGCTTGACAGCCGGCACGCGGCGGGTGTAGATTCAGGGCATGGCCGAGTCGCACTCGGCTAGTGACCGGCGATTGCACGTAGGAGCCGTCCCACTTCAGCGGATCGGGGCAACGCGCGTAACCTTGAGGAGCGAAAAGCCCATACCCATGGAAGACGACGCGCAGGACCGGATGGAGAAGCTGTTGGAGCGCATCGCGACCGCGCTCGAGACCCTTGCGGGGTTCGCCAAGGAAGTGCTGGACGCGGCGAAGAAGACCGACGAATGAACCCGCCGCGCACGGTCATCATCAGGAAGGAAGTGCCGATCCAATTGACCGTGGCCGATCTGGCCGCCGCCTTCTGCGAGCTTGACGACGATAGCCAAGCGCGGTTCTTTGTTGAGTGCGCAAGGATTGGTCGCACCTTCGAGCAGAGCGCCAATTCGCCAGGACGGGGCGATCTCTGGCAGTGGAGTGCGATCGGAAGGCACCTCGCGACCTGCACCTGCGCCACGGACGGTGCCCGCGAGATGGTTCGCATCATCGCCGAGAACGCTCAGCGAGACTGAGATGCCCGGCGCCTCCCCAACGCAGCTCACCCTTCGCTACCTCCGCGAGCAGGGCTTTCTCGCGCAGGTGGTAGAGCGGTGGGTGCTGACGCGCGATCCGCATGCGGAGGGAGAGCGCGCCGGGATGCTGTCTGCCATCACCTACTTGCGGGAGAGCGCGAATCTCAGGGCCACCGCTCGGCCCGTGGAGGCTGAAACGATTCGCCACCTTGCCGGAGTCATCGAGCGATCGCTACCACAATTGCCGCAAGGCTCTCCCGGCCGCCGCGTAGACCTCTTCGGCTTCATCGACGTTCTGTGCCTGGACGGGAAACCCGGTTGCCTTGGAGCGCAATGCTGTGCCTACTCCGGCGTCAGTGCGCACGTCAAGGAGATCAAGGCGGGGAGCGTAAAGTTTCCTGCGGCCGGCAAGAGACGCGCTCACGAGGAAGCTAAAAGAAGCCTCGCGCTGCGCTGGCTTGCGCACGGCAACCGCCTCTCCATCTTCGGCTGGCGCAAGGTCGACGGGAAGTGGACTCCGCGCATCGTGGAGATCACCGCAGAACTTCTAGGAGGATGAGCATGTCCTCGAAGCCCCCGCAGCACAGCAAGCCGCCCGCAGGCAAGAAGGCCGGGCCCGCGAAGAAGGCGCCCACGCGGCCGCCCACGCATCCGCAGCCGCCCAAGAAAAAGCCGACGCCGCCGGGAACTCCGGCAGGCTTCAACATGAAACCAGAGCAGAATCTCATCTGCTCGCTCTTGAACATCCTCCGGGTCGCGCCGCCCCATACCGTGCCGCACCCGTTCAACCCGCACGCGCAGTGGCAGGGCGGCCAGGTCGTGCCGTTCGGGGACAAGCCTTGGGACGCCTACGAGATCGCGCAACTCGAGGACGCGGCTCGGCGGGGCGGCTCCTTCAATCACATCGCCTTGCGCCTCGGCTGCGGTGTCGCCGCCGGCGAGCCCGGCGCCGATGCCGCTGCAATCGCCTGGCTGACCGAGGAGCGGGACACGCTCGGCCTGGACGGGCTCGAAATCGGCTGCGGGAACGACTATTGGGCGATGAGCCGGGGCGCCGATTACGTGTTCGTCCGCTTCGGGCCGCCGAGCTTGATAGGGCTGGCGTTCGACCGCCTGGACTCTTACCGCTTCTGGGCTGTGTCGGGAGCGCCGATCAGAGGGCAGAGGACCGCCGTTGGTGGTCGCGAGCAGCGCGGCTTTGTCGATGAGTGGTCGGACCTCATCTCGAGACGCAGCGCAAAGCTGACGCTCACTCCTCCCACCTGGGACCGGATGCTGATCGGCGCTCTCATGCCGCAAGTTCAGGTCGGAATGCTGCGCCCACTCGCCAATCCGAAGACGGTGGTCGCCACGCCGACGACGCTGTACATCGGCGCCACGAAGAAGATGGTGATCCAGGAGAAAGAGGTCGATCCGAACACCCGCGCCGTTCTCATCAGCGAGGAAGACGAGATGGCCGAGAGAGAGTTCGCGCCTGCGCCTCCCTGGGGCCGCCAGCGAGAGGCGGGTGACCATGCTGCAGTGACCGTCAGCAACGGCGTGGCGCACTACCATGACACCAGCGGCGTCTTCAAGGACGTGGACATCGCGGTCCCGAGCGATGCCAAGGTCTACCATCTCGGGTCGGGGTCTATGGCGGCGGAGGCGGTCGAGGCATGAGCGACATCCTTCACCGCTGGACCTCGGGGCGCGGCGCGCAGTTTCGGTATCAACTCACATCGGATGGCGTGATCGAAGTCTCTAAGGGGGGGGCGCCGTGGTCTCGCCATCAGATCAACGACATCTCACCAGCGCTGGTGCGCGAATTCACCAAGTTGGCGCGTGCGGCGCGAGAGGACCAGGGTAACTAATCGCGGCTGAGCCGCAAGGGAGGAAGCATGGCAAGGAAAGGACTGCCCGCAGAGGGCAACGAAGGAGCAACAACCGGAACCACGAAGAAGGGTCGCGGCCCCATCAAGGCCGGCGTCTTCGTCGAGTTCGCGCCGGAGCTCGCCAGTGAGATCAAGGCGACCGCCGCGCGCTTCGGCAACGGCAACGCGGCGCACACGAAGCTCGCGCACGCGGACATCACCGGCCTGGTCGCCAAGACCCAACGTGACTTTGCCGCCGGCCACATCGGGAAGATCGGCGCACTCTACTTCGAGGAGCTGAAGCGGCGCGCCGGGAACCCGCTCGAGGACGCCGTCAAGTAGGGCGTCCGTCCACCAACCAGCACCGACCAGGAGATCCGCATGAGCGAACCCGTAGGCGCAGCACCCGCAGCACCGCCCAATCCGGTAGCCGACATCGAGAGCAAGCTCGACGCCATTGACGGGCTTCTCGGGCAGTTGGTTCGCGCCACGGAGGGTCTGGCAACGCAGGTCGGCAAGCTCGCGTCCGCGCCGCCTCCCGCCATCCTTCCTCAACCGGCCGTGTCGTCCGGCAACCCAACGGTCGACTCCATCCTGAACGGCTTGAGCACCGCGCTGGCGCTCTACTCCGAGATCCACGCGGCCACCGCCAAGAAGTAGGCCATGGGTCTCGACGTCAAGCAGTTGGGACTCTTTGTAGTGCGCCCGACGCTTGCGGCTCTCGCGGCCGCGGCGCCGGGCATAGACGGCCCTGTCGCTGAATGCCTCCTGCTCGGGACTGCCGCGCAGGAGAGTCAGTTCCGGTTCCTGCACCAGGAAGGAGGACCGGCGCTGGGGCTCTGGCAGATGGAGCCGGGAACGCTGCTTGATCTGCGCCTTTGGCTCGCGCAGGGGAAAAACGCCGCCCTGCGCAAGGCGGCTGAGTGCTGGCGCAATGACCAGCGCAGCGACCTCGTTCACGAATCCCTGGTCGGAAACCTGAATTGGGCCTGCGCCATGGCCCGACTGCTGTACTGGCGCCATCCGCAGCCGCTGCCGCTCGCGAACCTACTTACGGCCGAAACAGTCGCATACCGTCTCTGGCCCGTGTACAAGCTTGCATGGAACACAGAGAAAGGTAGAGCGACCGAGCAGGAATTTGTGAGTAACTACGCCAATCTAGTGGCCCCGCACTGGCCGCCATCGGAGTCCTGATGTTCCACCTCGCTCTACTCGCCGCCGTCCTCGCCGCTGCACCAGCGCCGGCCGTGCCACCCACGGCCGGCGCCTCACCTTCTCTCGCCGGAGTCACCGTCTGGATGGGCCTCTCCGGCACTCTCGCGGAGGGCGCAGCCATCCCGCTCGCGAAGTGGCCTTCCCTTTTCGGCAAGGGGAGCGCTGGCGAGTTGGCCGCCCTCGTCGGCAAGGGCGCCACGGTCGAGATGGGCCTCGCGCTCGGCCATTGCTTCCCAGACGTGAAGGTGCCGATGGGCGGCGTCACCATGGGGTCCTGTGTCGGGCTCGGTGGAGTGCTACCATTCAGTCAACCTTGCGCGGGCAGCGCGTGCCGCACCGGACTGCGAGCTGCACGTCCGGTGCTGTTCGTCACGCTGCCGCTGTCATCGAAATAGCCATGCTGAACGCTCGGCAACAAGAGGTCGGGGCCTTCGAGCTTGGCGGCGAGATCTGGTTTGTGATCGCGCATGGCGCTATGGGTTCATTCGCCCACAACGGCACCTCGGCGCGCCTCTTCCAACCGGAGGCGCTGGCGGAGGCAAAGCCTGTAAAAGACAGACACCTCGATCAGATGCGGGCGCTGGCCGCCGCGCACGGGATGCTGATGGGCATCAACCTGAAGGGAGTTCCGGCTCCGCTACGTCGCTACTTTCTCGAACACCTCGCGGTTATCGAGGCTGCGGTCTGGTGCGCGAAAGACGATCTCGAAGAGGAAGAGGCGAGGGAGGGCGATCCGGAAACGCTCTGAAGAGTTCAGGTACCGAGGGCGCGTTGCCCCAGGTCATCTACTAGAAAGGAGGATCGCACGTCGTAGAAGCGAAGCCGCCAACAGAAGCACTCTAAGCGTAGACGTGACTGAGACCGCCGGTGGGGCGTACCCGCCGGCGGTTTTCTATTTCAGTGGCGGATCGGAACACCGATGAGCTGGTCGATCTTCTTGTCGATGCCGTCGAGCCGGCGAAGCGCTTCCTCTCCCTGCGCACCAAAGCGGGCGGACTGTCCGGTGCTGGCGTTCTGATCTGCGGTCAGCCTCCCCCGTAGCTCAGCGATCTCACTCCGCACGGCGGCGAGGTCCGCGTGAAAGGCCGCCACCTGGTTTTGGTTGGCGCGGACGAAGAACCACATCGCGGCGATCGCCAGCGCCACGAGCCCGAGAAGCAGCTTGTCCCTGAACTGGCTGAAGGTCGCAAGCTCGCCGGCTGGCGGTTTGCGCGCGGTCATCATGACCATCACTCCTTCGCCGCCTCAGCGAAGAGCGGGGCGTAGAGATTGTAGATCGCAGTCGCCAACTCGTCGGCGCTCCCGTCCAACCCGCCGTGCGCCAGTACCGCAGCGGTCAGGCCCTTCGGGGCCAGATCGAACTGGCCGAGAAAGCGCTCGGCGAACCAGGATACCAGGCGGGTGGCGGCGGGCCGAGAAGATTTCCACTTCTCCATCTGTGTGGCCAGAGCAGTCGCCTGCCCTGGTGAACCTGGCGGACAGCAGACCCCGAGGATGCAGCACACATGGCCATTGCTCATCGCCTTCTCCTCACAGTGACGTGGTTTCCCTGGTCTGAAAAATAGATGCCGGCCTGCGCCAGCGCGAGCTTCACCTCTCCCATCTCATACCGCAGCAATTCAAACTGCCGCTTCAGATCATCGGTCACGCCCTTGGCGGCATTGCGATCATCACGCGCCGCCTCTTTCAGATCCTTCAGGGCGCCGTCTTGCTTGTCGAGCCGAGCGCTGACTGCGTCCTGCGCGTGAGTGACGGCATGGGTGATCTTGACGACGCCGCCAACGCCCCCCGCCGCAGTCACCAGGAAGCCGACGATGATCGCGACCGTGTTCAGATTGAAGCCCGCGCCTCTCATCTTCTCCGGCACTAAGCGAATCCTCCGAAGCCAGGACCGAAGGGCGGCTGTGGTGGGGGAGGAGCGAGCGAGGGCATAGACGGTCATGCCGCCTCGGTGGCGAGTTCGATCACCGCGCCCGTAGGCGCCGGAGTGCTGATGGCGGTCACGCGCGCCCGGAGCTGGGTCCAGCCGGGCAGCACTAAGACTTCGGGGAGCGCGGCCTCCGAGACGAAGGGGCCAGCGCCCGCGAGCGTCGGCCGCCGGTCCTGGGTGCCCGAGCTGGTGAAGAGAGTCACCCAGGCCGAGCCGTTCCAGTACTCGAGCTCGAAGACGTTGGAGCCGCTTCCGCCGCTCACCGGATCGCAGCTCGCCAGCACCGGGAAGGGCAGGCAGACCGCGCGGTCGCCAGGCCCAGGCAGCGTGAGGTAGACCGCGGCGTTCACCACCAGCGCGGCGCCGAAGTGGAAGACGTGCTTCTGCCGGTCAGGGCCGATGAAGCGGCGCACGTCCCTCGCGACCGTGATCGCCCCGCCTGCCGTCGTGCAGCGCCACAGCTCGAGCGCCTGCGGATCCGGAGCCGGCGGCGGCTGGATCACCAGGTCGGGGTTCGCCTGGATCTTGTACACCCGCACGTCTGCGGTCGCGTCCGGGAAGGTCAGCGAGACGGCACTCTCGGTCAGGTCGATCGAGTCGCCAGCGATGCCGGAGCCGGAGCCGAGCTTGGCCGCGAGCAGGTTCTGCCCGTAGAGCAGCCAGCCGCCCCAGGTGGTCAGGGTCTGGTCGATGTCCCCGCTGCCGATCGCCGCGGCGCTGGTCACCTGGACGAAGGCGACGAAACTCTCTCCGGCTGGCTGCGGCACACGCCCGGTGATAGGCACAGGCGCTGTGGCCGCCAGCCCCTTGGTAACGGTCAGGCCGGGGCCTGCGCCGGCGCTGAGGGTCGCCCAGTAGCCTTGGCCGGCGGTGAGGAGCACGGCAGCTCCGTCGTGCTGGTCGAAGGCGATGACCTGCTGAAGGGCGACATGCGGCACGCCCTGGAAGCGCCAGGCGAGATCCGCGAGATGGACGTCGGCGTCCGGCGTACCGCTCGGGGTGACGGCGCCTCCCGAGATCAGGAAGGAAGCGGCACCGTCGCCAGTCCGCGAGAACACGCCCCGGTTGCCGCTCGCCCAGAGGCCGGCGGGGATGGGCGAGGTCGGCTCGGCCCATCGCAGCGAAAAGTTCCAGGTCCACGCATCCGTGTTCTGGCCGGCGGGAACGACCTGGCGGAACTCGACCGTCCTTCCGGAATCACCAGGGATCGGGTCGAGCAGGCACGGACGCCCGGGGCGGATCTTCTGCCAGCCAGTGACCTGAGGCGTGGGAGTGCCAGTGCCGCCGGCAGCGATGCCGGTTACCCTGCACTCCAAGTAGCCGTTCGCGATCGGCGGCGAAGTCAGCTCGAAGGAAGCGTCGGCGCTCGTCTTCACCAGAGCGATGAGCTGCACCTCGCGCGCGGTGTCCGCGGTCGGGTCGCCCTTCTGGTTCCAGATCTCGGCCTGGACGGTGGCGCTCGTGAAACCCGTCGTCGTGGTCCCGAAGGAGACTCCGCCAAGCGGACCGGTCGCGCCGGGGGCGAGGACGCTGCACTTGGCGACCGACATCTATGCTGCCCTCGCACTGCCGCAGCACACGCAACGCCACGTAAGCGGTTGGAGCAGCGGGTTTTCGGGATGAAGCTGGCGCCGGAGCCAGTCTGGGATTGGCTCGCCGAGAGTGCGCTCAAAGCTTTGGCAACCGCAATAGAAACAAGGAGCGGCCTGCGTGAGGGTCTCCTTGATGATAAGCCGTGCGGCGGAGATGACCGGCAAGTCCGTCTGGCTCATGCCGCTGCGCCTCCGCGGATGCAGCGCGGCTCGCTGAAGCTGGCGAGTTCAACCCGGTTCAGCAGGGGCGCATCCCTCTCGATCCGCCGCGCCGCCATCTCGCAATACTCCGGCTTCAGTTCTATCCCGATTGCGCGCCGGCCCATGCGGAGCGCGACCATGGCCGTGGTGCCGGCGCCGGAGAAGGGATCGAGGACGGTGCAGGGCGCGATCTCCGCGACATGGCCGCAGGTCGACAGCCATCCCGACGTCGACGCGCGCCGCTCAAGCCGCTGCGCGTAGCCAGCGCTGCCGTGCTCCTGGTGCTTCCGCTCCTCCGAGCGCGGCCCGTTGGTCGAGCGGTTGCCGGGGTTCTCGTAGTCGATCGACACCTCGCGCTTCCACGGCGCCCCGCACTCCGAGCAGCAGCCGCGCTCTGAGGTCCCGGCAGCGATGCAGCGGCGTGCCAGCTCGGGAGGGAAAGTTGCGAAGTGAGCTTCACGAAACGGCGAGGTCGGGATGGTCCAGACGGAGCGGAGATTGCGGGAGAGATTCGGGATCCCGTCATTGCCTCCGACCGCGTTCTCCTTTGTGGCGCTGTTGTCGAAGCTGTTGCCTGCAGTGTAGGCGCCACCACCGCGGAACGCCTTGCGGTTCCCTGGATTGGCGCGGCGCGTGAAGCCTTGGCCGTAAGGTGACGCGATGGAGTCGGAAGCATTCGGTTCGGCGTAGATCGCAGGTTCCCTCACGGCCTCCGCGTCGTAAAAGTACCGCTCCGACTTCGACAGCAGGAAGACGTACTCGTGCGCCGTCGTCGGCCGGTCCGTGACGCTCTCCGGCATCGGGTTCGGCTTCGCCCAGATGATGTCCCGGCGCAGCCACCAGCCGGCGTCTTGCAGGGCGAAGGCGAGGCGCCAGGGCATGCCGATCAGGTCCTTCGACTTTAGGCCGACTTGCGGAAGCCTGTTGGGAGAGCCAGGGATTCCAGACCCTCCGCGATCGGCGCGGCGCGCCTGCATCGGGCTCCTTTCCCATCGCGCTTCATCCGCGTGGTAACCGCCGCGGTTGCCGCTCGCGTAGCAGTCGCCCATGTTCACCCATAGCGTCCCGTCGTCGCGGAGGACGCGGCGCATTTCGGCGAAGATCTCGACCATGCGGTCCAGGTACTCGGCCGGCGAGCGTTCGAGCCCGAGCTGTCCCGGCACGCCGTAGTCGCGGAGTCCCCAGTATGGCGGGCTCGAAACGCAGCAGTGGACGCTCCCCGCCGGCATCGCCCGCAGGACCGCCAGCGCATCGCCCTGGATGATGGTCGCCTGTCGCACTGGCATCAGTCTACTCTCAATCTCTCGCCAGGAACGCCACTGGCGGATCTCCGGCGCCATCCTGCTGCACCAGCGTTCCCGAGACTGAGACCGGCGGGCAGGGAGGGATCAGCCCCGTACCGAATCGCGCCGGCGGGATCACTCGCAGGAAGTAGGAGGGATGAGAGGGTCCGCCCCCAAAGTCCGGGAAATACTGGATGACGGCCGTGCCGTCAGCGGAGGCTGCTCCCGCGCTCAAATTTCCCCCCTGCGGGTTGCACCAGGCGCAGGCTAGACTTCCGTCCGAGTTGAAGGAAGCGCCGCCGCCCCCAATGTTGTCCGCCGGCGCTGCGGTCCAAAGATGCGTACCGAGATCGAAGCGGCCACCGGCCACCGCGAGGACGTTCCCGCAGATCGTGGGAGGCCATGTCACCAGCCCGAAGGACTGCTGAAACGGCGTTCCGAGAGCGGTGGCGCCACCGCTTCCTGATGCACCAACCGCAGTTCTGTAGACCTGGCCGAAGTAGCTGTCACTTGGAAGGTCGAAGGTCCAGATGATGAAATGGAGTTCGTTCGTGCCGGGGCGCCATGCAAGCTGCGAGGCAACGGGCGCCGTCAGCGAGCCGCCGTAGACAATGCCGGTGTCGAGGACGGCCTGCGTCCCAGCCGCGATATCCCAGGTGGCGATCTGGAAGTGGTAGGGGGGGCCGAGTCCGATCGCCTGGACTTGGAGGACGACGAGATCTCGCGGATGGATGCGGATCGCGGGAAAGCCGGCGACCAAGGAATCGCTCGTTCCAGGGTTCCACGACGGCCCGAGCAGGGCGCCGATGGTGCCGTCCAGGTAGCCGTAGGGATACAGCGTGTTGTCACTGTTGGCTCGGATGATCCCGAGATAGCGATGGTTCGGGATCTGGATCGCACAGGGAGGCGTGGCGGGGGGGGGCGTCACGACAGGGAACGTCCCGAAGGTGACGCTGGTCGAGACGGAGACCTCGGAGCCACCGGCCTGACCGACGCTGCCGATGATAAACTCAGGGCCTCCCTTGCCGCTGCCCTGGTTGCCGAGGATGACCATAGTGCCGGGAGCATAGTTGACTCCGTTCAAGGACTGGACGCGATAGGCCTGGTCTGAGCAAAGGTTCCGGACAAAGAACCAACCAGGGACTTCTGCCGGCCCGATGATGACGACCTGGTTGCGGAGGTCCGCGGTCTGCTGCGCGAAGCCGGCGAGGACGGCGGGGAGCGAGGACTTCCCCAGGAGATTGAGGTAGAAGCCCTGTCCTGGCGAAGAGTCCCGAGAGGCCATCTACTCTCCAAGCCCTCGCCAGCCGCTCCAGGAGCCGGAACGGATGAAGTGCTGAACCGCGGTGCGCGAGCGATTGCTCCGAAATGGAATGCCCCCGCAGTCACAGAAAAGCTCAAGATCGCCGCCGGGCAAGAGGGTGTGGCGGGCCGTCGACGAAAAGGTGAGGGCCTCGCCAAAGATTGCCCCCTCGTTGGCAAGGAAGTCCTGCCTGTGAGTCGCAAGCACCTCTCTACACTCCGGGCACACGATCTCCTCCCCGGCCCGCGCGATCAGCACGCCCTCTCGGGGCTCGAGGAAGGCGGTCATTGGACGGCCCACCGAAGAGGATCGGTGGCTGAGCGCTGAGCGTCAAGCCGCACGAGCGCTGCGAGGACCGCAGCCGCCACCGCGCGTCCCATGGGCAGCGGCACCCCGTTCGCCACCGCCTTCATCTTGCCTTGATTGGTCAGTGGTGAGTCGGCCAGAAAGTCCGGCGGCAAGCCCTGAAGACGGATAGCTTCGGGGAGGCGGACGCGCCCATGGTTGCGGCCGCCATCCGAGGAAGTCACCGCGCGCTGGCGATACCGCGCCGCCTCTCCCTTTGCCTTATCGCTATTGTCGGTCGGGAACTGCGTCATGGTCCTTGATCGAGCGGGCAGCATCAGCGCCGCCGGCTGAATCCAGCGCCGCAGGTTGGGCGCCTCCGCTGCGCCTCGCACCCCGAAGCTGAACCGGCGCTGCCGCTCCTGCTCTTCGCCCAGCTCCTCGTTGGCGAGCAGGAAGGACTTGACCGCGTAGCCGGCGATAGCGGCCTCCGGAGCCTGGCGCACATTCTCCATCAGGAACCATCGCGGCCGCGCCTCCGCGATGCAGCGCTCGAACTCGGGGATCAGGTTGCCGAAGCGCGGTTCGTAACCGCGCGCCCTGACTAGGTTCGCGAGCGAGGAGAAGGTCTGACAGGGTGGTCCGCCGATCACGCCATCGAAGCGATCCGGCGGCGGATGGAAGCGGCGAACATCGCCGCCCCACAGGACATCGGGACCGCGCACAACGCAGAAGCCAGCCTCCTCGAAGGCCATGTCAAGCAGGCCGATTCCAGGGAAGAGGGAAAGGACGAGTCCGCTCATGGCCGCTTTGCGAACCTGCCGCCATCTCCGCGGATGGAATCGGGGGGGATGCGGTTGGTGACCTCGAACAGCCAGCGCCGAAGCTCCGTCCGCTGCCGGCCGGTCGCGTGCCTGAAACTGAGGAGTCCGATCTCCTTCTCTGCGGCGGTAAGGTACATCCGCATCCGAGTGCACCCTGGGCAGAAGATGCGCCGCTTGTGTCCCGCCAGGATCTCGATAGGATCGCCGCAGCTTAGACACCCATGCTCCGCCATTGCCTCTTCCATAAGGCAAAGCATATGCGTTCGCCATGGGCCGCGTCAAGCGGATAATCACCCTCATGGCGGTGTCGTCCCCGTCTCGGGCACCTCGACCGACCCGATAACCGGGTAGATCGAGACCGTGAACGTGCTCAAGTAGGGGTCCGCGAGTGTCCCGTTGCTCCAATGCTTGACCGCCGTGATCTGCCCCAAGGCGTTGATGCCGAAGGGCCGCTCGATCAGGATCACCCAGTACCCCGCCTGAAGCATCCCGAGGAGCGGCGTGGTGAAGGTGCACTTGGCCGCCGCCGCCTGCTCGATGAGATACAGCCCGGCGTCCCCCAGCTCCTGCATCGTCTCCGCCCATGGCAGGCTCGTCTTGATCTTGTAGGGCGGGTGAGTCGCGAGGAGCGCCGGCACCTTGACCTCGACCTTAATCGGCTGCGTCTGGTTGGGGTCCGCCATCTGTGCGCCCGGGAAGGCGTTGAGGTCGGGCTGAAGGTTGGGCAGCTGCTCGATCGCCGGCGGGATACCTGGGCCGATCGAGACCTTTGGATCGCCCACCGTGTTCGAGGATCCATCGAAGGTGTACGCGCTCTGAATCTCCTGATAGCCGCTCGTCTCGCTGAGCGGGATGTAGACGGTATCGGTCCCTCCGACCAGCTCAAAGGTCTCCAGCTCCTGCGAGCTCGTCTGCCCGTTGTTCGCCTGGAACTGAAACTCGCCGCCCTGGTAGAGCCCGAAGCCGTAGTTGAACGTGGCGATCGACTGCAAGGTCCCCGAGGCGTCCGCGTGCTGGACCTCCACGACTTGCTTGGTGACGGTGAAGAGCGCCTGTGCGTCCTCGACCGCCTCCCCGCTGCCACGGACGAGAACGCCGTCCAGCGGGTCGATCGACTGCCAGGGTGTCGTCCCGCTTTCTTGCTTCCAGGCATGGCGCCGGGTGTACCACTCCTCGGTTGTGGCGATCGACCCGAGGTAGAAGCCGGTCCCCGCGAAGCTGCCGCCTGCCGTCCCGTGGAAGGCCTGGAACCAAGGATCGGTCGGGAGTCCATCCTGCCCGGTGTAGCCGATGGCATCGTAAAACTTCTGCGTCCGCACGCGGCTCTGCAGTAGCCACTCCTCGCCGCGGGTCGCATAGGCTCCCGTCTGGTCGGTCGGTCCCGGCGCCGCGCCTGGCGGCAGAAAGACGTTCTGCTGACAGACCAGGGCGTGCGTCGTCTCGTCCCACTTGTAGCGCGCCGCCTCGGGCCAGACGTAAGCGTAGGTCTCGACCGCCTGCGTCACCAGCGTGCCACCCAGGTATTCCAGCGTCGTCACCACCAGCTTGACCGGGATCAGGCGCGGATCGTTGATCGAGATGCCAAGGAAGGAGAGCGTGCAGCCGCTGAGGTTCTGGATGTACTCGGCCGCCTTGGGCTGGTAGACCGCATATTCGATCTGCTGCGAGGTCACCACCTTGTAGGCCGGCGCGACGGTCGGGGGGCTGACCAGTTGCTCGGTCCCGGTCAGCGTCACCGAGGTCGGGACCTTTCCGGGCGGCCCGTCCATCTCGAAGGTCTGCAAGCAGAGAATCAGCCGCTCGTCGATCATGAAGACGGGGACGGCGGCGCCGTTCTTCTGAAGGCCAAGGCGCGGATTCCAGTTGAAGCCCTCGACATCGCGGAGGAGCCGGCGCCCCTCGGTGGCGAACATTTCCTGCGAGAGCTGCCAGGGATCCCCGTCCACCAGCGGGACATACTTCTTGACCTTCGTCTGCGAAGCCTCGAAGTGAAACTCCAAGTCGGGGGGGCTGCTGGCGTCCTTGGCCGAGCCGATCAGGCGCTCCGCCACCTGCTCTCGCGGGAGCATGCTGCCCTCGGGGATGACCAGCGTCCCCGGCATCCCGTCGAACCGGCCGCCGCGGTCCAGCCCTTCGAGCTGTTCCGTCCAGCCGACCTTGGTTCCGGCGCTGAGCTCCGCGATCCGCTTGCTCAGAGTCGCCACGCCGTGCAGCATCAGCGGGTAGCGCACCACCTGGCCGTTCACCCGGTAGGTGGCGTACAGGTCGACGTCGAGCAGCCCCGTAGGCGGCCCCACCCTGTCCAGGGGGTTGCCGAAGACGCCATCGGGCGCGGTCACCGCCGTGGTGAAGGTCCAGGTGTTCAGCAGCCGCTCGACCTGGGTATCCACCTCGATCTTGCCGACGAGCTGATCCAGCGGCACGGGCCGGCCGCCAACGAACGCCTCTATCGCGCACTCCTGGAAGGAGCTGGCGAGCGGTATCGCCCCCTGGGTCAGGCTCGCATCACAGCCCCCGGTGATCTCGGCCGCCGTCTGATCCGTGATCTCCGCGCTGCCGCCGTCGATGAAGCCGGTCGCCGTGGCTGGGGGATCCGGGTTGACGCAGGCGCCGGAGATGAAGAAGGAGACGGAGGGCATGCTAGAATGCCGCCGCGCGCACCGCTGATCGCCGACCAGCGGAATCCTTGCTCTGTGCCGGAGACTTTCCGCCGGCGACCGGATCACCGGGGACAAAGCGGCAGCGGGAGAGCAGCTCCATAGCCGCAGTCGGCGTCATTGGAAGTTGCCTTGTCTCACTTCCTCTAAATCAAAGCTGAGCTTCAGGTTGTTCGGGTCGGAGATCTCATCCTTCGGTCCAGGCACGAACACCACCCAAAACGCCGGCATGTAGAACACGGCGATCTCCCCGGAAGCGGCGAAGGCAACGCTCTGGCCGGTCACGGTGGCTGCCGCGTCATCCCGGTTGCCGTCGAGGTAGACCTGAACGGTGTCTGCGGCGCCGAGCGGCACGCCCCCTGGGTCGGTGGACGGGAAGCCAGCGAGCCCGCTGCACGGCGGCCGGCTGAGCACGCCAGCGCTCTGGCCGGCGGGGAAGACATCCACGGCCCACTTCCCGGGCACGAAGGCAACCGGTCGCGCCCGAGCCCGCGAGAGGAGCAGCGAGCGGTAGTCGTCCTGCGAGTCGGCCGCCAGCGTGAGGGTAAACTTCCACTTGTCCCCGAGGAGCGGCGCCAGCGAGCCGGTGTAGCGCTTCTGGACAATCTGAGTCTGCGCGTGGGTGTCGAGGACAATCACCCCGTCAGCCGCTTCCGAGGTCAGCGAGTCCGCGCCGAAGTCGGACCATCTCCCGTCCAGCCAATACTTGTTCAGCAGGAATTGGATGTCCCACTTGAGATAGCCGCCGTTGCTCATGGCGATACCTCAAGCTTTGAGGGGGAGGAAATAGGGGTCCAGAGGCGGGATTTTTCACCCCCCTGAATTTTCCCGCCTCTCATCGCGCCAGCCCCATCGCTCGAGCGGTCGTATCCCAGGAGACGGCCGGCCCGCTCTTGGCTGTGGCAAGCAGGCTCTTCGTCGTCTCATGAAGCGCCTGGACCGCCCCGACTATCTGCCGCTCACCCTGCGTCGGACCGGAGGATGCATCCTTCTTGTGGGCTGCTGACGCGGAGCCGCCGCCTGGCGCCGGAGGGCCCGCACTCCTGCCGCCGCCTCCGCTTCCTCCGCCAATCTCGGGAGCGTTGACGCCGTAGGTGCTCACCCATCGGGTCTGCCCGGTTTGCGGGTCCCTGTACCAGTAGCCGGCCTGCCCCTGGTTCGCGGGGGGTTGGCCTGTCGGGTTGACGCTTCCCCCCGCGCCGCCGCCGCCAGCGCCCCCTCCGATTCCAGCGGCTCCCACCCCGTAGGTACTGACCCAGCGTTCCTGTCCCGTTTGCGGGTCTCGCCACCAGTAGCCAGCCTCGCCCTTGTTCGGAGGGGGAAGGCCCGTTGGGTTGACGCCACCCCCCCCTGGCGCTCCGGCACCGCGACCTGCGCCCCCGCCGCCAGCCGCGCCACCGCCGATTGACTGCGCGCCGACGCCGTAAGTGCTGATCCAGCGCTCAAGCCCGGTCTGTGGGTCGCGGTACCAGTAACCGGCTTGCCCCTGGTTCGGCGGAGGCAGGCCGGTCGGATTGACTCCGCCGCCGGATGCGGGCGCACCGCCTCCGGGAGCAGCGCCGCCGCCGCCGCCAATCGGCTGGGCGCCGACGCCGTAGGTACTCACCCATCTGACCTGTCCCGTGGCGGGGTCGCGATACCAGTAGCCGGCTTGCCCTCCGTTCGCTGGCGGCTGACCGGTGGGACCGACGCCGGCCGCTCCGCCTGGCGCACCACCGGCAGTCTGATCCGCCGCAGCGGCCGCCGTATCCCCCAGCGCCGCCACCTTGGGCGTCACCATGTCGAGAGAGTCTGCCGTCGCCTGCCCGAGGGCGAGTTGCGAAGCGGCGGCGCGGTCCAGGGCATCCGCATGAGTCTGCAACCGCGGCGTGAGTTCGTCGAGCGCCGCAGAGGTGTCCCGGATGTTGTCGGCGAAGCGCACCGGCTACCCTCCGCTCCCCGGATCGCTGCCGATCGGCGCGCTGTTCTTGCCGAAGTCCGGTGCCCCAGGACCGAAGGATGGCGCACCCGATCCAAAGTCGGGGGCGCCAGATCCAAGGGAAGGCGGCTTGTTGAAACTCGGAGCGCCGCTACCGAAATCTGGCGCTCCGGATCCTAGAGACTGAGGCTTGTTGAAGGATGGGGCGCCTGGGCCGAAGTCGGGGGCGCCGCTCCCGAAGCTGGGCGCACCACTGCCAAAGCTCGGTTGCCCAGACCCAAAGTCCGGAGCACCGGAGCCGAACGCTCCTCGCAGATCCTGCGGCGAAGACGGCGGCGAGGAAGCATTTCCGCCACCCGCACCACCCCCGCCGTCCGGCGCGAAGGACTGATTGCCGGCGCCGGTCTCCGAGACCGCCGGCAGTCCCTCCGCCTGGCGAGCTTCGTTGATGCCGTGTCCAGGCTCCGCGAAGGGTTCCCCGAACGGAGCTCCAAACTGCTCGAGGATGCTGTCCTTGGCGAGCAGGCTGATGTCCAGGGGAAAGTACTGCGTCACCGGCGAGAGCCCCGGCGTCTGCTGCTGCTTCTTCCCGGCCTGCTGCCACCATGCGACGCTCGGCCAGATCGGCGAGATTCTGCCGCCGGAAGGACCGCCAGCCCGCTGCTCCGCTTCCTGCGCGCGCTTCTTGGCCGCCCGCGCGCGACCGCAGGCATCGAGGCTACGCTTCAGGGATTCCAGTAGGGCCGCCAGCGCTGCCGTGCGCTCGATCCATGCGGCGCGATCCGTCTCGTAGGCCTCAACCAAGCTGCTCATGCCGCCACCGACGCAAGGCAAGTAGCGAGCAGCCTGCACTCTTCCTCATCCAGTCGCGCCTCTGCCCGCCACGCTTCCATGCTCGCGCGGTCGGCATCGCGCGCAACAGTCACCGCCGCATAGGCACCGACGACTCGGCGCAGAATGGAGTCGAGGTGGTCCACATAGAACGTTTCCTTGTCCAGCTCTGCGGAGAGCGGCTGAGAAGAAGTGAGGAGATCTCGGGCCGCAGCTGCCGCAGCCGCCAGCGCACTGCCAGGGTTCGCGTCCGCGATCCTCTGCATGGAAGCGGCAAGGCTCTCAACCGGAGGCGCGGCAGCGGTCGCGGCGCCAGCCAATTGACCCATCGCGGTTGCGCCGCGCTGTTCTGAGCCAGCGCTCCTCTCGGCCGCGGCGCCGGCCTGTTGGTGGGCCGAGACGAGCTGCGGTAGCTTCTCGTTCAACTGCTCGACTGCCGTCCCTTCGTTCTTCAGGCCGGTGGCGAGAAGGGCGCTCTTGTCAGTCGCGTCCTTGGTCGCGGTCGTGGTGTCGCGCAGCTTGGTCCCGAAGATGACCGACTTGGCCGTTCCGTCTGCGAGATGCCCCTCGACGACCTTCAGGCCCTCGCTGTAAGCGGCTTGCTCGCCCTCGGCCTTCACCATCGCATCGCCGATCTGGATCAGGCCGTCCGTCCCCTCGTGGACGCGCTCCGTCGTGGTGTGCCAAGCGTCGCCGGCCTCGTGGGTCTTCTCGATCAGTTCGCCTTCCTTGTTGCTGACGCTGATGCTTGCTGCGCCCGCAGCATCGGCTCCGGAGGCCTGCGCTCTCGCCGCAGCGGCGGCGGCCTGGAAGGCGGCCACCACTGCGGGACTCTTGCCGGCGAGGTCAGCGCTCGCCAAACCAGCGCCGCGCTCAGCAGCGGCAACGGCGGCGGCTTCGTCCGCCTGTTCCTTCATCGCGAGAGAGAGGGTGCGGCTCGCGGCGGCGGCGGGGGAAGCTGCGGCCGCAACCTGGCTCGTCGCCGATGCTGCTCCGGTCATCGCAGGCGCGATCTGCCCAGCCGTGCCGCGGAGGGAGTCCATCATCTGCGCCACGGTGCGGAGCGGCGAGAGGTTGGCTTCGAGCCGCTGCTTGAAATCCTGGGTCGCGACACCAGCCTGCACAAAGATGCCGGCGACATCGGAGCCCCACTTGCGGAAGTCGGCCTCAGTGACGGTCCCGGCCTGCGCGGCGTCGAGGAGCCCCTGCGTCACGTGCTGAAACGCTGACTGCGCTTCAGGCCCCAGGCCAGCGAGCTCGGCCTTGAATTTGTCGTCCTCGGTGATGAGGTCGCGGACCTTTCCATAGACCGACTCGTAGCTGAGCGCCAGCGCTTTGTTCCCAGCCTCGCCGCTGGTCACCTGATCGCGCTGCTGCTGCTGAAGGCGCTTGACCGCTTCGCCGCCCTTGTTGATCGCCTGCTGAAGCTCGTCCATGCGGGCCAGCTCGGCGCCGCTCTGGGTAGCCTTCGAGCTGAGTTGCGCCAGCTCCGCCTTGTCCTTGGCGAGCTGGTCCTGCGCCCCCTTCACATCCGCGCCGGCGCCGCGGTCGATCGGCTTCGAGCCCAGCTCCGCAATCTTGCGGATGCTCTTCTCCATTTCCGTTTCGCGCTCGTGCATCACCTTCGCTTCTTCGGCGGCAGTGTGCTGGGCGCTCTTAACCTGTTTTGCGTTCTCCTTCTCGTAGGCGGTAGTGAAGCTCTGGAACTCGCGCAGCATGGCAGCGAGCTCGGTCCCCCACTCGGCGTGCGCCTTGCGCTGAGCTTCGGGTAGCTGGTTGAAACTCTTCGCTTCGGCGGTTACTTCTTTGACGATGCGATCGGCGGCGTCCTTCGAGACGGTACCGGTCCGCTGTAGCTCATCCTGGAAGTCGCGGGCATAGCGCCGCGTGGCATCGATCTGCTCCCCGAGCTGTTTCGTGAAATCGACCGTGAAACGGCGCAGCCCATCGGACGCTCGCTGAAGCCCGTCGAGGAAATCCTTCAGCATGAGGCGATCAGCCTCGCTGAAATTGCGAGCGGCGAGGATTTTTTGGTCAGCAGCAGCCACGGCGGCGGTGGCCTCTTCGCGAGTAAAGCGCCCCGACTTCTCAAGGGCCTCGATCTGCAAGGTGAGTTGCGGGATCAGGGCGCTTGCGGCAAGTGCTTCGAGGTGCAACTCCGCTTCGTGCTGGGCCGCCCTGTCGGAAGCGCTGAGGGTGGCTGCGGCGAGGCGGCGATCAGCTTCCTCGAGTTCTGTCGCCGCGACCTTTGCATCCGCAAGCGCCTTTGTCGTGCCACGAGCTTCGTCACGGAGGATGCGATGCCGCAGGGTCACGACCTCCGATTCAGCGCTCCACTCTCGATACCAGTGGGTGATTCCCTCCACACCCTTCGCTAGGTCACCGAGGGCGCCGCCGACGACTTCCCGAGCGCTCTTGTTTTCTTCGACGAAGGTTCGCAGCTCGGCAATGGCGTTGGCTAGCGCTGGCAGGTAACGCTCGCCGACCTGTGCCGTCGCCAACTCCCATTCGCTCCGAAGGCGCCCCTGTTCGGCGCCGGCCGATACGAGGGCATCGTGATAGCCGCCGCCCACTTCTTCTGCCAGCCTGGTGATCAGGGGCAGGAGCGCACTGGCGGCCACCTGGCCGCCCTTCGTCATCTTGTCGAGCTCGGTCTCTGTCAGGCCGGTGGCGGCCCGCAAGGAAGCCATCGCGCCAGGAAGCTCGTCGCTCAGGCGTCGGCGAAGTTGGGCGGTTGAGACGGCACCGCGGTCGATGATCTCGGAGAAGAGTTGTAGAACCTTGTTGGTCTCTCCGGTTCCGAGGCGGAGCGAGGCCACCGTCTCCATCAGGCGGGAGGAGATCGCCCGCTGCTCGTCGAGCGCTACGTTGGCGCCGCGGGCCGTGGCCGCATACTTCTCATAGCTCTCGGCCACGGCGTTGACATCGAAGCCGAGAAGCTTCGCCTCGCCGCGGAGATAGGCTTCCGCTTCCGCTCCCTCTCGCGCGCCCCCTGCCGCAGACTCAAGAGCGATCTTGAGCGCCTGCCCCTTCTCGGCCGCAGCCGCAGCGGCCTCTCCGATCTCGTAGATCTTCCGAGCGGCCTGGTAGACCAGCATCAACTCGATGCTGAAGGCGATGCGGTTGAAGGCGCGGGACAACAGCGACATGCCTCCGGAGCTCGCCTTCTCTCCCGCCGCACCGACCGCATGCGCATCCTCGCCAGCCTTCTTGAGCGAAACGCCGGCTTTCTGGGCGTCGTTCGCAACGGCGAGAAGATCACCCTGAAGCTTTGCGAGTTGGCCTGGTAGCTGCGGCGGGATCGGTGAGCCTTCCGACTTTGCCTTTGCCAGCAGCTCGGCGAAGCGGCCGATGGCGCGATCCGCCTGTTCGAATTCCGGTCCGACCGACATGGCTCCGCGGGACAGGGTCCGGTAGAGCTCCGATAGGGCGGCCTGCGCTTGGCGCGCGCCGTCAACCAAGGGACGCGAGGCAGCTTCTTCCTTTTCGCCTGCGAGTTGCGCTTCCCTGGCGACACCGGCAAGCTCAGAGCGGAGAGTCGCGGCGCCCTCGGTCGCAAGGCGCTCGCTCTCTGCCATCCGATCAGCCGCGCCGGTAACGCCAGCGCTCGCCTCCGCCGCCACGTCCGGCAGCCGCAGGAACTCCTCGTTGAGTCCCCGCAGCATCCCGAGAACGGCGTCCAGCCGCTCGGCCACCTGCTCGGTGTTGATGGTGAGGGGCTGGCCGCTGAGGTCAAGCTCGCCGCGGCGGACGGCTTCGATGTCGGCCTGAAGCGTCCGCAGCGACTCGGCCGCGTTGGCGATGTTGATGACGACTTCGGGATGCTGATCGCCGAGCGAGATCAGGCCCGCGGACATGCCGCGGACCATGGCGAGCACTTGCTCGAGCGCGGTCTTGGTCTCGGCTACGAAACCAAGGAGAACGTCATCCGCCATGCGTAGGCGCCCCCTCCGGCGCTACGCGAAGGCGTCGGCGGCCAGCAGGCTCGGGATCTCGTTTTGGGTTTCGAGCGTGATGTCTGACGGATAGGTGCTGTCGCCCGAGGAGTTGGCCTCGAAGTCGATGCCGCCCGGCAGGCTCTTCTCGCCCTCGACGGAGTTCGTCTTTCCCTTCGGGACGACGTTCTTCATGGTGAGGACGCCGTTGTAGTCGTACAGCCCGGAGGTTCCGAGGCGCACGCCGCTGCTCAGATTGATGACGATATCGAAGGGAACGCCCTCGACGAGGTACGGCTGGAAGCTGAAGCCGGGCTGCTCTTCCCTGGCGATCTTGCCATCGACGGTCTGGAAGCCCCATTCCCTCGTGCGCGAGGGCATCCGGCCGCCGAACTCGTGTTTCGTCTCGGCCCCGGACTTGATGGTCAGGTCCGCCGTGTCGAAGTTGAGGATCTGGCCGCCGGCGACAGCGTAGGACGAAAGGACTTCGTTCACCGCGATCATGGGCGGCGGCGCGTAGGGCCAGGTCGGACTTCCCGTGGTCCAGTCGGGGCAGACCGCGGGCCAGTGGAACTCGTCGTTGACGACGAAGGTTCCGGATGCGGGCAGGTAGACCTCGGTGGCGATGCCCGTGAACTGGCCCATGGCAACGCCGTTCTCGTCCAGGACGAGCCACCAGACCGGCGCGGCGGGAGAGCTGCGAGGGATCACGTAGGGAGCGCCGTAGGTGGCGGAGACGCCACGCTTGGTGGTGACCGTGACCGTGGTCGAGGTCTGCGCCGTGACCTTCATGTAGAAGTCGAGCGGCGTCGACCCAGGCGCGGGGTTGTTGATCGCATTGACGCCGCGCAGTTCCGGCGTCGCCGTGCCCGTGCCGGTCTGGATCGCGTCCCCCCAGTAGTCGAAGCGGCCAACGACGGTTGTATACATCGTGCTCACCAGCTGCTTGCCGGCGAGCTTCAGTTGTACGCCGCCGCCGCGCACTTCGCGGTATCTGGTGATCTGGCCCGTGTTTCGGTCGAGCCTGATCTCCGCCGTGTCAGGGAAGGCCGACGCGCCGAGACGGTGGATCTTGTGCCGATAGGCAGCGGTCTCGCCAGCGAGGGGCCCTCCCGGCACGTCGTAGCCGTGCAGGAGGAGCGCCCAGAAGGGCCATTCCTGCCGCGGCTGGAAGGCGTCGAACTCGGTGTCACCACCGGGTTCGAGTTTGCCGATCAGCGACTGAGGACGCATGCCGCCGCGGGAGAGCGCGGTGCGCGGGACGAGGAGCGAGTTGGCGCCGATCTTCTCCCCCTTGAAGTTGTTGAGATCGTGCCATCTCCCGGCTTCGTTCGCCACGCCCGGCGCCGACTCGAAGCGCCAGCGGTAGAGGCCAAGTGCGGGGTTGAAGCGGATCACTTCGGACATTGGTCTCTCCTCAAGCGGCGAGGCGCGAGGGATACTTCACCCACTGCGCGTAGTCGATCTCGACGCCTACCGCGAAGGCGGCGCCGGAAGCCTTGTCCTGGATCGGTACCGGATCGAAGCGGCGGAACTCGCCGGTCACCGCGAGCTGCTGCGCGCCGCTCGCTCCGAGCTCCGGGAAGCGTTCGAAGATCTTCTGATTCACTAGCGTCGCCGGCAGGAGCGACAGAAGGAAGGCCTGCAAGCTGGCAACGCTCGGCTCGTCCTTTCCGACGCCGGTATCCAGGTTCTTGGTGAACTGGCTGAAGCAGTACAGCACGCCGATGCTGGCGTCCGACTTGATCTTGCCGGAGGGTCGCGCGTTCTCCATCACGCGAGTGCAGGCGACCAGGATGCAGGGCAGCGGGTACTCGCCCTCTGCGGTGAAGAGATGGCGGCGGAAGATGGGGCAGTGCGTGGCGAGGATCGGATTCGCCTGCAGTAGCTCCATCACCGCGATCGCCGCATAGTCCATCGAAAACATCGGCCACGGTCCGGCGAGAGCGGGCATCAGGCGGCCATCGGCAACGGCGAAGCTTCGCCGCGCACGACCCAATTGCGGAACGTGGAGATGATCTGGCGCTGAAGCTCCGGGTGCCAGGCGGCGTGCGGGCGCCCAGGCACGCGCAGGCCGACGAGCATGGTGGTTTCGCTGAGCGTGACGCCGTAGGTGAAGTAGAGCGCCCACCACATTGCGAAGCGCTGCGGCCCCTTCCAGTTGCGGCGGCCAGCCGTGCGCTTCTTCGGCAGGATGATGGTCGGAGCTGTCGTCGGGTTGGCGCCCGTCCCGCCGCGGATGACGCCAGCAAAGGGAAAGACGGAACCGGAGACGCCGATGGTGGCCGAGTTGGTCGTGACGCGCGTGATGGCGCCAGCGCCGACTCCCTGCCAGGCGGCGGCGTAGCGGCCGCTCCCGATCAGCGGCGGCGACTGGCCCGTCTTGCGCCCGAAGGGGACAGGAGCGGCCCACGGTATCGAAGCACCGGACGGCGAGAAGTAGACGCGCCCGTCAAACTCCTCCGCCACGCGGCCGTGCATGACCTTGACCGAGGCTTCGAGCGCCGGCTGCGGCCTCGCGAGACGATCGAGGTAAGGCTGCACCCGCCGCAGGAGAGCGGCCGGGTCGACCTTGGCGCGGAAGTGGAGGACGGCGTTCACTTCGCGGGCTGCGCCTTTGCCTTCTCAGCGGCCGCCTTCGCGGCCTCCGCCTCGACGTCCACTCCGATGTGCGGGTTGTCGTCCAGCTTGCTCCTGTCCACCCAGGCGAAGGCCGGCTGATCGCCGGGAGCCGCGGGGCCGTTGCGCCAGCCCTTCTCCGTCAGGACCGGCTTGCCGTCCTCTCCGACCTTGTAGCCGAGAACCCACTGACGCGGGGCCAGCTTGACCAGAACCTGACCGCCCGTTCCGCCCGTGCAGTCGAGCTGGAGCGGATGCTCGCCTTCGGGGGCGAGATCGGAGGCGGGTGCGGGCGGGACTGCCGGCGCGGGCGGCACCGCAGCAGGCGCAGGCGCCTCCGCTGGCTTCGCCGGAGCGGCTGGCGCCGGCTTCTCAAGCTTCTTCATCTCTGCGGTCAAGGCTGCCTCTTCGTCGGTGGTCATGGCGGTCCGAAGTCCCCCTCATCGCGCATCGGGTTGCCGAAGCCGCTGGCGCCCCCGGCGAATACCTGGTTGAGCGCCCGGAAGCCGGCGCGGTCTGGGCTGCTTGGCTGGCCGCTGCCGACGAAGCCGATGCGCCCGGCCGTCAGCCCTTCGAGGTTGGCCTCGTTGCGCTCGAAGGCGAGCAGCCCCTCGCGGTCGGAGATGATGGCGTCGAGCCATGCGGCGCTGTCGGCGATCTCGCTCTTCGCCTGGGGCAGCACATCCACGACGCCGCCGGAGCCGTACTTGAGCGCCAGGACAGCCGAATGGTGCCGCACCGTGGCGCGGTCCTGCGCCTCGAGCTCGGTGTCCGTCGTCGGGTCCTCGGGAAGCGGCAGCGGCACGGTGAAGCCGGTCCGCTTGAGAGCGGCGTTGATCGTCGCGTCGCTCTTGAGGATCGCTTCCTTGACCAGGGCCAAGAGCGGCGCGCCGGCTCCGGCCTGACCGGCGCCAAAGATGCGCTGGACGTTCTCCACCCCAAAGAGGTTGTAAACGTCCTGTGGAACCGAGTAGGACATCGCCCGCTACACCGTGGCGCTCTTCACCTTGTCGTCTGGGTTGCTCGGGTCGCCGGTGCCGATGCTGCCCTCGGGGCGCGCGGCCGTCTTCAAGGCCGGGGTTTCCACCTTGATGATGGCTTCCTTCTCGGCCTCGAAGAGCTTCCAGGGGTGATCCGCCGGACTCTTGATGTCCACCCAGGCGCCGGTCTCGTCCATGATCTTCCCCATGCACGGCGCCTGCATGAAGCTCCGGAGCGGGATCTCGGCGATGTCGCCGTCGCTCATCCACCGCCAGTCGCCCTTGCCCTTGCCGTCGCGGCTGGGCATCTCGGGATCGTAGGCGACGATGCGGGTCGAGCCTTCGAGCTTGACCTTGACCATGGCGGTCGGGTCGATGCCCGACTTGTCCATGGCGATCGGCGCGCGCGGGTCCCACCCACCAGCGGGCGGCGTGGTGCCGGCGTCGGCGAGAGGATGAAAGGGAAAGTCGGGGCGCGCGGGAACGCCCGCGGCGGCTGGCGCTCTTGGCTCATCTGCGGCCGGCGCTGCCGGCTCGTCCTTGGCCTTCGCCATCGGAACCTCCTTACGAGTCCTGCCAGGGCGACGTGATGAGGACCGCGGCGCCGGTGTTGAAGACTTCCACGTCCTCCCTCACCTGCCAGGGATAGGCCATGCTCGTCTTCTCGTCCACCCGGAACGGTGGCAGTGCGCCGCCGGAGCCGCCCATGCGGAAGATGCGGCCCCAGACGATGCCGCCGCGCGGGAGCGTCGCCTGCTGGCCCGGGTAGCCGAGCCACATGGCGCCGGTCGGGAACATCTCGGTCGGCGTCCCGGTGACGGCGTTGGTGCGGTAGATCGGCGCGTAGCTCTTGACCTCGGCGATGCCGAGATAGTCCTTGATCCGGTCGAGGGTGGCGTAGACCGGCGCGGAGGTGTACATGCTCCGGTTCATCAGCTCGAAGTCGCGGATGGCCGCATCCTCGGCGAGCTGGCCGAGGAGCACCAGCTTCAGACGGTTGCGGGGCACGCCGGTCGCCTGCTTGATCGAGTGGACGCCCTGGTCGACGACATCCTTCAGGTGCAGGCCGTTCGACAGGTTGAAGCCCTGACCGGCGAGAATGGCGAAGTGGGTGTTGTAGTTCGCCGTGTTCAGGATGATTGCGGCCTTATCGAGCGCGAGCGAGATGCGCACGATGTCCCGGGCGTCGGCGGCGGCGTCGGCCGAGACGGTCCAGGGGTCGGCGTTCTTCATCTCGTCGTCGTCCACCAGGCCGGCCAAGGTGTTGCGCTTCATGGTACGGTCGGTGAACGAGTACTGCCGATCGACAAACCCCATGTCCGACCGAGCCTCGCGGAGGGTGTCGCGCTTCACCAGGTACTCACCGAAGCGGGTCGGGATGCGGATGTTGTAGTGGCCGGTCGGGACGACGCCGAAGACGTCATCGGCGTAGTCGAAATTGGGATCTTCCTGCTCGCCCGCAGTCGAGAGGACCAGCTGGGTGAGCTCGGGGAGGATCTGGGCGTTCGAGATGAAATCCGGGACCGCCCGGTAGGCTTCGCGGAGACCGAAAGGCTTTCTCATGGCGTTCTCCGGAGCCCTACTGGCTCAAGCCCTCTTCGTAGTAGTTGATCTCGTCGCCCAACGCGCTGGCGGGCGTACGGGCGACCCCGAAGCTGTAGACGCCGGAGCCCGGCACGTAGGTGATGGCATAGCCGTTGGCGTCGGACATGAGCCGGTCCCCGATCGCAACGGCCGCGCCGGCGTAGCAGAGGCCGGGGGTGCCACCGCGGCCAACCGAGACCGCCGTGCGTTGCGGCGGCGTGGTCGTCGAGTCGCCGGCATCCCAGAGCGCCACGCCGAGCGGCCGCTGGCCGGCGCCGCACAGCGAGACGCCGGTGCCGCTGCTCCCGGTCGTCAGCTTGACGAAGCGCTTGCCGAAGACCGGCGTATCGCAGCGCTCGGTCTTGACCGACTTGTAGTTGTACCCTGCCAGGACTGCGGACATGCGCGTCTCCTAGTTCGCGTCGTTGAAGGGGCAGCGGGTGCCCCACAGCGCGAAGGGGTTGGGGTTGGCGGACATGACCGCCGCGAGCGTCTGATCCGCCGTCGCCGGCTTGCCGTCCGGGTTCTTGATGCCGCGCGCCGCCTCGATCCAGGCCTCGCCGGAAGCGGGCCGGAAGTCGGCGGCGAGACCGGCCGCGAGACCGAAGTCCACCTCGGGCAGGTTCGCGTCCTCCGCTTCGGCCGGCTGGTAGGCGCCGCGGTCGGTGAGCATCGAGCGCCGGCTCTCGATCGCCACCAGGGCCTTCTCTTGCAGCTCCGGCGTCTTCAGCCCGCGGACCAGCTCGAGCTGCAGATCGCGGTCCTTCGGGAGCATGCGGCCCTGCTTGACGGCGCCGTCGATGCGGTTGACCAGGGTGGCGTCCGCGGCCTGCTCGCGGATGGCCCGGGCGCTCTCGACCGCCTCTTCCGCCTTGGTCGTGGCGGCCGCGATCTGAAGGCCGATCGGCTTCAGCGCCTCTTCGAGCGCCGCCTTCAGCGAGGTCCCGAACAGCTCCTTGCTCTCGGCCGCTGCCGCCTCGCGTGCACCGCGAACGGCCTCCTTGACCAGGGCTTCCATCTCTTCCTTCGATAGCATGGCTTGGTCCTCCGGCTCGGCCGGGATCGCGCGGCAGGCGTGGATGACGCCTTCTGCGTCGTCGAGCGCCCGCGCGGCGGGGATGAAGTCCCCGAGCTTGGGGAGATAGTTCTGGCCCTCGCCGTCGTAGCCGACTGCCAGGTGCCGCAAGTAGGGTTGCTTGTCGAACTGCGGGTGGTTCATCGAGATCCAGGCGGAGCGCTTCTGGTGGCCGTCCGCGATGGCGCCCCCGAGGCGGCCGGCGTAGCCGGTGCCGCGGCAGGCGGTGCAGGACGGGTCATCCCCGCGGCAGGCGCGGCAGCGGTCGGCAATCTCGGTGAGCTTGCCTTCCATGACGCCGCCGTTCATCCGGAGGCCGTCCACCCACCCGAGGACATCCGCCTTGGCGCGGGACTTCCCCATGCCGGCATCGTGCGCATCCATCACGCGGCCGGTGCCGGTCCGGATGATGGGCGCGCGCTGCTTCCTCGGGTCGTAGGCGCTGGCGGCGTGCGCTAGCCGCTCGTGGGTGAACTTCTCGGCGTCGGGGTAAGGCGCATCGGCGCCTTCCGCGTGCGCGAGAGGCACCCAATCGGCCGAGTCGAGCGGCTTACGCTCCTGAGTCGCCGGCAACGCGGCGCGGATGGCAGACCGGAAGAGCAGGTCACGGTACCGCGCCCAGTGGGAGGTTTCCACGCGCGCAAGCGTGGCACCGGAGGCGCGCTGCTCAAAGCGTCTTGTGTGTCGGCGCTATAGGTGGTGCGCGGCGGCCAGCATGCGGCGGGCGACCGGATCGTAGCCACGGGAGCCGTCTGCGGTGACGCGGACCTCGATCGTGGCCCAGCGGTGATTGCAGCCGCCGCACTGCCGGCGCCGGCGGATGTTGCCGTCAGGGGTGGCGCGCGTCTCGACGACCTGCGAGAGATCCGAGCGGCCGCAGTTCCCGCAGATCGAGGAGCCGTCGCTCATAGGTGGCGCTCCGCGTCTCTCTCTGTCGGTCGCGCGATAAAGTACTGCTTGAGGCCGGCGCACGGCACCCGTGGCGTCCAGTCTGGGTGTGGCGCGTCGCGATGCTCGGCGAGCGCCTTGCCACACCAGATGCATCTCTCAAGATCGCGCTCTATCTGCCGCTCTTCCTCGGGTGTGGCGACATGCCCCAGCAGCACATGCTTGCGGCCCTGCGCATCCTTGAAGGTTGGCAACGTCATCGCACCGCCCTGTGCCACGGCGCGACGGGCACTTCAGATCTCACATCTACCGCATCGAACTCAAAGCGGCAGGCGCAGCACCGGAACATGCCAACGGCCAAGCGCCGCCCAGCCTTGAAGCTTCCCGGACACTTCGCGGTGGCGTTGGCGCGGTCCTGCGCGGAGGTGGTCATCGCACTCTCATGATCTTGATGAGGCCGTGGCAAGCGCAGTCAGGAACATGGAAACGGTCGCAACGTGGGTCGCGCTGGCCGACTAACTCTGGCGGCCTTGATCGGACCTCTTCATCCGACGCAGACCAGTCCGTTACTCGTCGCGTGAGGATGCGATCATCAGGAAGTTGGCCAGCCTCGCTCAATCCACGCTCTCCTTCCCCTGGTCTGTCGGGTCGCCTACCTTCTTCACGCGCTCCTCCGGCGGCGCGGCGTTCTTGCCGCCCTCACCGGCGAGACTCGGCGGAGGGCCCTGCATCTCGAGGACCGGGCCCGCCGTCTCTTCCTCGATCGAGATCGGGAGATCGCCGAGCCGAGCGGCCATCTCCTGCGCGTCGAGCTTGCCGCCGAACTGGCAGAAGAAAGCGGACTTCGCGATGTCCACCGGGTCCAGAAGATGAAAGCCCCAGACCGGCACGTCGTCAGGGTCCGGCTCCGTCGAGTAGTTGACCGCGAGGTACCGGCGGATCAACTCGTTCGGCACCAGCTCCTCGGGCCGGGCGATGCCGCGTACGTGATCGACCTTCGTCCGCTCCTGGACGTCGGCTGTGGCGCGCGATCCGCCATGCTCCCCAAGGCTCTGGGTGAGGTGCTGGCCCTGCACTCCAACCGTCAGCATCAGCGCCAGGTCGTCCAGCAGCTTGCCCCAACCGGCCTCGAAACCGGCGGTGGTCATGTTGTTGTACTTGTAGCCGGCGCGCAGGATGAGGATGCCGTATTCCTTCAGCATCTGCATCATGCCCTGCGCTTCCTTCATCGCCTCCTTCATCGCCGCGGTGCCAGCCTCGCCTACCTGTGACGCGCGCTCGGCGGAGCCAGGCATCCCGCCGAAGACGGGGACCTCTTCCGTCACGACCGGAATGCCCTGCAGGGCGTTGCGGGCGCCCTCCATGTGCCATTGGAAGGCTTGCTTCCAGGCCCAGCCGATGACGTAGAGGTGGCGCAGCCTGGCGGTCCCATACGGGCTGCGCGTGGACCCGGAGGAGGTCCATAGCCACGTCATCATCTCGTCCTCTTCGGAGTCCAAGACCTCGGGCATCGTCTGGGTCATCGTGTAGCCGAGCCAGGCTAGCTTGCGATCCGGGGTGACGCCGAATAACTCCTGCGGCATCTCGAAGATCTTGTCCGGCCCCCAGACCGACTTGCCGTTGTAGGCGTAGCTGCTCCACCAGGTCTGGGTGGGCATCCAGCCGTCCCAGACGACGGTCGAGGCGATCTCGAGGTAGGCATGCAGGTTGTCGAGCCGCTTGAACATCGCGGTCAGCTCGTCCTTCAGCGCCTTGGCGGCCGGCATGCTGCGCCGCTGCCGCGGGGTCTGAAGGGAGTAGCCGACGCCGAGCAGTTGCGCGTTCAGGGCGTTGATCGAGTTCTGCACAGGGGCGACGGTGGTGCGCATGGCCCGATAGGTGCGCTCGTCCTGGTACTGGCCGGTGGCGGGCCCGACGTGGCGGATGATCGGGTCATCGCGCATCCAGACGGTGACACCGCCGGCGTAGAGGATGGGCGGCTGGTCCCAGGTGACGATGGGGAGGCGCAGCTCCGGCAGCTCGTCGGGGCCGATCGAGAGCTTCGAGCCGAAGCCCTTGCTCGCCATGACGTTGGCGTAGCGGCCGACCTCGAAGCCGATGCGCTTGGAGCGGTCCTGCTGGCTCGACGGCGGGAGGGCGCCGTAGGCCGGCATGATGCTGGCTAGGGCGCCGGAGGTGAGCATCGAACCATTCCGAAAAACGGAAGTTGTCTGTTGAGGCGCCGCGCCTCTTCTAGCAACTCCTTCGCTTCGGTAGCGAGGCTATCGGCGTGTCCGTAAGTCCGCACGGTAAGACGACCGCCGCGGCCGGTGACTGTCGGCGGCAACTCTTCCATCAGCTCACCGGCACCAGCGGGCTCACCGTCACCCGCAGCTGGTCGTTCGCGGGCGCCACAACAGCCCCGATCACCGGCACCGTCAGCGTGAAGACGCCGACATAGACGCCGGCCGGCAGGTTCCCGATGAGAGTGTCGGCAGCGGCCCACTTGTACTCTGCCCGGACGTGGTACTGCGAGGGCGAGCCGTAGGCGTCGGTGTGGATGGCGACGGAGCCGGCCAGCGTGATCCCGGCGCCCCCGCCGAGCGGCGCCAGGGCAAAGGTTCCCGTGGCGCCTGTCGGGTCGCTCGGGAGGCCGTAGACATCCACCGTGGGCCATGGGTAGACCGTCCCGGTGCGGATGGCGATCTGGCCGGCCTTGGTCTGATAGCCAGCGGGCGTGTTCGAGATGACATCGGGGCCGCGGCCTGGGAAGACGAAGCCGTAGGTGTAGGTGGTGATGATCGAGGACGGGGAGCCTGCCAGGGCGATCGAGACCGACCAGCGGTCATTGGGTAGCGCGTCGGTCAGGCCCGTCAGCTGGTAGAGGCTGTCCCCGAGCTCCACCAAGGCGAGCGGCGGCACGAAGACGGCCCAGTTGGTCGCGTCTCCCGCCGGCGCCGTCGAGGTGTTGACGCCGGTCAGGTTCGAGTACCAGACCGCGGACGAGTAGACGATATCGCCGATCGTGTAGGGGCCGCCGGAAACCCACGGCCCCTCGTAGGAGGCAAGCAGGACGGCGTTGCCGCTGGTTCCGGTGCGCTTGTAGATCGAGACGGCGAGGTCTTGCAGGTGGAGGCCGGTCGCTCCCAGGCTGATCGGGTCGGAAGTGGTCATCAGCGATCCAGCCAAGTCTTATAGGAAATGGCGCGACCGAAGGGCTTTCGCCCTTTGTCGTGACCGTACCGATAGCGGCGTGCCCTTCCGTCCTCCGTCAGCGTCAACAGATCTCCTGCCTCGATCGGCTCGGCCGCTTCAAGGGAGATCATGCTGCGGTCCGCCATCAGAGCAGTCGTCTGGCTGCGCCATTCGCCTTGGGGTCGCGGTGCGACTTCCGGGACTGCGGGCGATGGCGGTACTGCCTTGGCGATCGACGCCAGCCCTACCGCTGCCGCCAGCCCCGCTAGCGCCCCGAAGAATCCTCGCCTGGTCATCGGCATTGCCGTCTCCTCAAAAGGTCCGGCTCCCGGCAGTCTTCCGCCCGCGCAGGAGCCGGAGGAGGGAGGTCATGCGGTCGCTATCGTAGCACGGTCAGCTTGCTGGCGCTGCGGGCGCGGCCGGCGTGTTCGCCACGACAGCGGCACCGAGAGCCGCCGCACTGGCCTTCAGCTTGTCCGCCAGGCCGGCGAGGTCGGCGTCTTCCTTCTGGGCCGCAAGGGTGGCGATCTGGGCGGCGATGCCGTTGAACGCGGCGACGGCGCTGGCTTCGACGGTGGTCGTGGCGGCCACCTGTGCTACGAGGGCGTCGAGAGTTGCTGACATGCGTTCCTCCTTGGAAAGTAGCTGGTCTAGCTTCGCCTCGACCCGCTTCAACCGCTCGCGGTCGGAGTAGGCGAAGCCGGTCGGGAAGTCGGCGTCGGAGAGGGCGGCCACGCCGTCTCAGCCGGCCCAGGTGATCAGGCCTGCGTCTGGATTGGGGATGGTCGCGGCCTCGGTGAGGACGAATGCCGAGCCCCCCGCATTCCTGAGCTGCATCTCGAGCCGGCCGGCGCTCGCCATACTGAGCGTTCCGACGGGGGCTTCGACGCCATCCTTGGAGACGGCGATGAGCAACCCGCGCGTCGGGTCGGAGTCGACAACGCCGAGCTTGAAGGTTCCCTCGTTACCGTCCTGGTCGACGAAGGTCAGGCTGCCGTCACCGTTCTGCGTTAGAGTCAGTCCCATTTTGCGATTCTCCTTCAGTAGTTCATCGGGTCGAAGATCATCGCTTCGCCACAGGCGCAGCGGAGAGTTCTAGGCCGGTAGCCTTGCGCCGGCTGGAGCGGCTCGCGGAAGTCGTGCCCGAAGAGCAGGCATCGAAGGCGGCGCATCAAATACATGATCCAGTCAGCGGGGTTGCCGTCCAGGTCGTTCCGTTGCAACTGCATAGGGTTCCGTCAGCCGCAACTCTGAGATGTCCCTTTTGGCCCGAGCCGCATGTGCCAACGGCGCCGGGTACGAGTTGGATCTCGGTGAGCAAGAGGCTTCCGCCGCCATTGCCGTTTGCGGCGCTGCTCACAGCGGCAACGCCCGCGGCAGCACGGAAGAGATAGGTGTCGTTGTTCCAGGCTACGAAGTTGGGGTCGAGGATGCCGCCTCCGGCCCGGAACTGACCGCTCAGATTTCGCAGCGCGAAGGCGCCGCCGCCAACATCTGTGAAGTCCATGAGGGAGACACCGTTGATGCTCCAGACAATGCGGGAGGAGGCGCCCTTGGTGTTAAACAGCAGGTCGATCGTGGCATCGGAACCGCCCACGCCGAGCTGGGGGCCCGTCGCACCGCCGCCCGTCGCTGAAGCGGTCGCGGTCAGGTAGTCGGTTGGGGATGCTACGCCGATACCGCGGAGGAATCCGGCGCCGTTGGCGGCCAGCGAGAGCGTGTGCGCCGCCTGCTGCGAGAGGCCGGTACCGGCGTCAACGACCTGAAGAGCGGCGGACGACAGGGAGCCCGCTGGTAGGGGGTTCGAGAGGGCGCCCCCTCCCGAGCTACTGGTGCCGCAGCTGAAGGTATGGGTGGCCGCCGTGTAGTTGAGGTGATTGCCGCCCGAATCAATACAGTCCGCTACCAGCTTGAGCAGGAAGACGGTGCCGTTGCCGATCAGGATACTCGAATCGGCGGCTGCCGTGTTGTCTGTCCCGCCGTGCGCGGCTGCAACGGTCCCAGTGACATTCGTCGCGGTGCCGGAGGCATTCCCGGTCACGTTGCCGGTGAGCGGGCCAGAGAAGGCGCCGGCGATCATGGTGCCGCTCAAATTGGCATTGCCGGTCTGAGCCGTCCCGGGCGTGGTCGCCTGCAGGGCCACGGCGCCGCCGGGGTTCGCCGGCGTGATGGTGACGGAGCCGGTCAGCGCCTTGGACGACAGCGAGAGGTTCAGTGGTGCCGTGCCGCTCGCGCTCGACAGGCCGTCGCTCGAGGTCGCTGCATTCCCGGTGGTGTTCTGGTTGAGCGTCGGGATCATCGCGGCGGTCAGCGCACACAGCCCGACCGTGGTCGCACTCCCGCACGTGCCGATGACCAGGCCGGAGGTCTGCCCTGTAGCTGGCGAGAGGACAGGCGTTGTCGTCGGATTCGCGACAGCGAGCCAGGGAAGCGACGACACTCCGAAGGAGGTAAGCGTGCCGGATCCACCGCCACCGCTGCCGGTCACCCAGGAGCCGTTCCAGCAGTAGAGCAGGCCGGTGTCGCGGGTGCTTCTGCAGTCACCCAGAGCGTTGCCGGACGGAGGAAGAGCGGTAAAGGTGGCGACGCTGCGACCGGCGAAGGGCGCGCTCGGCCCGGGAGTAGTGCTCGGCGTGACGGGCGTCGGGAGCTGGGCGGATAGAGCGGCGGCGCAGCAGAGGAGAACGACGAAGAGGAATGCCTTCACCTTCACCACGAGCCTCCCCTCCGGATGGCTGCGAGTGTCTCTGCGATCTCCTGCGCCGTCGCGTGGCGCAGCGCCAGCTCGAGGGCGCGGAGTTCCCGGTCGGTCATCGCGGGGGCACCGCGGTCGGCGGCGGGTCGATCGGCTCGAAGTTGTCAGCAAAGTACCGCTCCGCGACGAGCCACTGATCGGCGTGATTCTTGGGGTTCCTGGCGATCATGTCGCCGACCCTGCTGCGCAGGCGCAGGAGAAACTCGGCCAGGGTGTAACGCGGCGCCGAGTCGCTGCCGGGGCCGACTCCCAGCGGGGAGTGGGGCTCGGCGCCGGGACTGCGGAAAGCGGGGAGCGGGACTCGAACCCGAAACCGCCGGCATGGCTAGCCGCCGCTCTACCAGTTGAGCTATCCCCGCACGCGAGGGCCTGCCGTTCATCCCGCTCCCCAAACCAGAGGCAGCGGAATTGCTCCGCAGCAGAAGGCGCCGGGCTCGTACCAGAAGGCGCCCCGGACTGCGGTAGCGCCGTATGGGCAGCACCGCGAATCGCGTAAGCGTCGCCCGGAGGCGCCTTCTGCTGCGGGCTGCGGGGATCGATGCCTGCCCTCTCGCAGATGCCCCAGCAGCCCGGGTGAGCTGGATCACCGCAGTGCTTCAGGCACGGCGTGGCGGCTGGGTCGCTATCGACCTTGGACCAGCCTCCGGTCCCGTCCGGGTCGTAGCTCAGGTGCGCGGCCTGGTCCATCTGAGGCGGCGCATCTGGGTCCGGATGGCAGAACACGAAATCGCCGCGGATGTCGCCGCGCGCCGACTCGCACCTCCAGGCGAGGACGGGCGGCGCGTGACGGATAGCGTTGATCCACGGGAAGCTAGCCAGCGGCGTGCGCGTGGTGCTGGCGCAGCCGGCGAGGAGCAGCAGGGCGGCGAGCAGGGCGGCGCGCTTCATGGCTTCCCTCCCAGCGGCGAGCATTGCCCGTCCAGCTCCTTGCTGGCCGGCGTCCAGCGGCAGGACCAGAACCGCTTCCACTTGTCGATGCAGATAAACCCCGTCGTGGTCCGCTCCGTCACCCGGCACTCGGTCGGAATGCCGGTGTTGTAGTCGACTATGTAGTACGGCTGGCAGCCGGCGAGCAGCGCGGCGAGGGCGAGCAGGCAGAGGGCGCGGGTCATTGCGGCCACTTCCCTGTGGGCGGCAGCGATAGGACCAGCGGCCAGCAGGCGGCGGCCACTCGCTCCTTTGCCGCCCCGTCCAAGATGCCGTTGTAGGCCAAGAGGGCGTCGTTCCGTGCCTTGATGCACTGCTGCTCGGCTGCGGACGGCCCGACGTAGCGCGGCGGGATGTTGGGGCCGGCTGGACCGCAGCTGGCGCAGGGCTTCTCGAACCAGGAGCAACCGGCGAGGGTGCAGGCGAGAATGAGAACAGCGGCCCGCTTCATAGGCCGTCCTGTCGCCGCGCCGGGACCGCTGGAGCATCGCCTTCCTCGCGCTCCGGCCAGTGCCAGGTGCCCGGCTCGCGGCCCTCCGAATGCGCGGCAACGATCGGCAGGACACGCTCGAAGCCAGGAAGAAACATGGCGAGCATGCAGCTCTCGTCCTGTTCCACCAGCGGCATCAGAGCGGCGACTATGGCTGGCGCATGGAGGCCGGCGCGAAAGTGCTCATCCGCCAGTGGATCGCTTCCCATCGTGACGTAGTGCACGATCCTGCCGATGGAGGGCTTCATCAGCTTGCCGGCGCCGTGATCGTAGACCCGAAGGAAGAGCAGCTGACCGCGCCCGCCGTGGGCGTTCCCCCGACCGCAGTCACCACCACCTGCGCGAGGGCGGCCTGCGTCGGCCCCTTGGCGTCGGTCGTGGCGTAGGCCGGACGGCGGACATTCCAGCCGATCGCCTTGCTCCCCGCCGTGAGCGCCAGAGCGCCAGCCGAGAGGAAGCGATCGACAGTGCTGCCATCTCCAACCTGCAGGCCGGTGACTCCCGAGCCGGTGACTGTCGTGGTCACGACGCAGTCGACATGGTCGATGAGGGAGCTGGCGGGCAGCAGGTTGTGTGTCCCGGTCGAGGTCACGCCCGATGTCGAAAGCGAGATGTTCTCCCAGAGCAGGAACGGCACGGAGCTCTCGCCGTGGTTGCCGCGCCGGACGGAGCTGGTCGACCAGGCGGAAGCGGTCGAGTCCCAGATCCACAGGAAGTGAGTGTCCAGGGTCTCGATGATGTCGCCGTTGCTGTTGCGGGTCGCGGGCAGGGCGGCCGAGTTCGAGACAGGACCGCGCCAGTGCGGGTCGCCGGTGAGTAGCGGGTAGTTCACCTGTGCTGTGGCGCGCGGTCCCAGGCTCGCGACCAGCGTGCAGAGAGCGAAGGCGACAGGGAGAGCGAAGGCGACAGCGGCAGCCAGGAGACCGCCACCGATGCGACGCGGGTGTGGCATGGTTCACTTCCCTCCCGAGACTTGCACCCCAAGCTTTGCCGCCTGGGAGTGGATCTTCGCCCGGACCTTGGCAGCAGCGCCGGGCTGGATCGTGTGGGCGTTGATGGCATGGGACAGACCGGATAGGGCGAGCTTGACGTGCTTCTTGTCCCCGACCGGGTAGCTCTCGTCCTTGCCGGCGAACGGTCCCGGCCGGTTGCGGGTGCCGTGGATGACGTTCTCCGGCTCCTGTTCGAGGATGCCGGAGCGGCGCCGCGCGGTGGACTGCGGGAGGGCCTGCGCGTTGGTGATGGGCTCGGGGATCATGGCCTCTGCGCTCCGAGAAGCGGAAAGCTTGAGGGTTGGATCTCTGGCGGCCTTCCGGGGCGGTGTACGATCAGGCCACCGTGCCGGCTGAGCTCCAAGCAGGTTTCACCGCGCCCCAGCGCCTCGCGCATTACCTTCCTCAGCGCGATAGTCTTCCCGTATCTCATCACGAAGGCCAAGCGGCGAATGTGTTCTCGCGGCACCAGTGAATGAAGGCGGCTTCGTACTCTGGTGGAGCGTCGGGTATCGTAAAAACCGTGAAGTCGCCCGAGTGCTTGTAGCCAGGGCCGTAGAGAGAGCGCGAGCCGTCCTCCGAAAGTTCGGCGACGGGACCGCCTATTCCTCCGATCCTGGCGCAGAGGGTCTTCATCCCGGCGTCCCCTTCTTGCGGCTCGACCGCGCTGCCGCATAGACCGCGATCACCGCCCCGTTGACCGTAACCAGCGCCGAGCCCAAGAAGGCCAGGGCGTCCGCGGTCATCGTGACCAGGTGCGCGCCGACAGCTCCGACGAGCAGTGAGTAGCCGGTAGTGGTGATGATGCCAAAGACGCGGACGAGGCGATACTCGCTCGTGGTCTCGCCGGCCTCAGCCGGCGGCAGGACCGCGGTCGCGGTCGGAACTGGCGGCAACGGGGCCGGGTCAGCGGGCGGCATCGGCGCTGAGTCTACGCCTGCGGGAGGGGAGATGCAAGCTCGCGGCGGCAGAGTCGAACTGCGACGGACCCTCTAGCCCCTGAGGCGCGATGCCCTTACTGAGAGCTGGCCTGCCCACCGGGCGGATTCGAACCACCAGCGCCGGATGCCTTACTGCGCCGTCCTGGCGCCCC